GGGCTCAACGCAGAAAGATGACGGGAGCTGGCTGGCGGATAAGGAGTTGGAAAAACAAAACAGAGAAAAATCCAGAGTCAAGAAAGAAATGGAAAAACTGGAAAGACAGCTCAACCACGAATTGATTACAAGAGCGAAAAAACTCAGGCGCTCGCGATGAGGAATTCCGCGTACGAGACGTGGCCCGTGGCGATATTTGAATCTCGCTACTCGGGCGTCTACGAAGGCGGCGCTTGGTTTGCGGTGCCCAACGCCGATGAGATCAACCTAGAAGAAGGTCCGTACGCAGACGACGCAACGTGCGACGAATGGTTCCACGAAAACCAGAACGCCGTTGGCGTAGGGGATACGCCCAACGAGGCACTTCAGGCTTTGTTGCTCAAGCTTGAATTTGCCGACACCGCAAAGCGAATAATAAAAATAGGTCCGAAAATCGGCAAATCGGATTATTCGGGTGATTTCTCGCCCAAAAACTTGTAGATCTGGTCTATGAGGTCGGGGACGGCGTCGGCAGCCGCTTTCTCCGCCTCGGCTTCTTCTGCCGCCTCTATTTCGCCCAGGCTGTCGTTCAGGGCGTTTATCGTTACTTCGATCGACTTGTCTTCCGACTTCGTGTAAGGCCTACCCGTAGGCATTAGCTGAACGTCGTATCCGACTCCTTTGTCGTCGAATTTTTCCAAGAGGTTGTCTATCGTGCCGTCGCTGACTATTCCGTCGAAACGATGCTCTTCTCCCGTCTCGGCTATCACCACGACCTCTGCGTGTGCGCCGGCGCTCCTAGCCATCAGAAGGGCCTCTATGACGAGTTGCAACTGTGTCTTGCTGAGCGAGTACGTGAACTTTCGCTTCCGTCGTGCCACGGAACAATTTTAGACCACCAAAAACCCGTGCACGTGTTGTTCGTTTTTCCGACATTCATTGGGGAAACGAAACCGAAAACCAGTACGCCGGCTTTTATTCGGAGTCCGACGATTATTTACTCCGTGTTTTTGCGAGCAGGGGACGGATCGCTGAGGAAAATTCTTATCTCTTTTACCAGCTCGCCGTCAAGAACGAACCCGCAATCGTGGGCTTCGAGCACCATACGAAGAAGTCTGGCCGCATCGTGCTCCAAGCTTTTTTTCAGCACTTGCGTCACGTGTTCGGTAAAAACCTCGAACATTTCCTCGGGAAATGGTTGATACTTGCTACCGACGATGTTGCGATGTGTCATTTTGGAAGACCAATCTGCTTCGAGACCGAAACCATCAGCAATCAATTTCCATCGCATACAGCGTGCTGATATAAATTGAACCCCGCGGAGAAAGCCTGAGTCCTTCGTAGCGCTCGTACGCACGAAGAGCCGATTGTGTGCGAGGACCGAAGATTCCGTCCACGGGCCCGGGGTTGAATCCGTTGATGAACAGTTCGAATTGAATCAAAGCAGCTTCCGCCCTGGAGAGAGTCGTCTTCGTGGAGACGCTCACGCACAAAGCCGGAGGGTAATACCGTCCGCTTGACGATACGCCCGGGCCGCGGTGGTAGTGGTAAGTGCCTGCGCAGCTACCCACGTAGCAGTTGTGGCCTCCGTCGGAATCAAGGCCTCCCCCGTGGCCGTTGGCCACGTTTGCTTGCGCAAAGATTGCCACCGTGAGGCCGATGAGCCCCACGATGGCGATCTTGACTAATCGCTTGACCGTCACGGCGTCAGGCCGTGAACTTCTTCGAGCTGATGGTCGGCCAGTTGTCGCCGGAATTGTCCACGGATCGCATTTGCACGATCTTCGTTCCATCGACGGTGTAGTTGTAGGCACGGATCATCATTGCGCACATGTCGTACGCACCGCGAGAGGTCCCCTTGTACTTGGTGTAGTTCCTCAGGATCCAGTTGCGCAACGCCGCTCGCGGATCTCCTTCTCGGTATCCGACGCCGGACAGCACGCTCTCCGTGAAGGCTTCCGCCATCTTTACTCCGTGCTTCTGTGCGAGCAGGTACATGAACATCGCCCATGCGGTTCCCGATCCCGATACTCGCTCTCGCATCTTGAACGAACGGTTCACGGCCCATTGGACCATTTCGTCGTTCTCTTGTGCGTAATTCACCACGTCCTCGGGCGTGACGAGCTCCATGCCGTTTCCGTATGGGTTCAATCCCGCATCCAGGGCGATGATCGGTCGCAGAACCGACGCCACGGTGTTCGAGTTTTTGATGTTGCTCATGCCGAGAACGTCGTTGTAGGTGCGGGTCTTGCCGCGATCGATCACCGAGAACGCATCCTCGTTCAAGCCCGTGGCCACGACGGTCTGCATGGGCATGCCGGCCGAAACGATGGCGTGAAGTCGGTGTTGCCCGTCGATGAGGCGGACTTCGCCGGTCTTGGGGTTCTTGGCCAGCTTGATCGTGTCGCCCGTGAGCTTCCACATTCCTCGCTTGATGTCGTTTGCGTACATCTCTACGCGACGACGGCTGAGCTTGCGGTTGTTCACGTTCGTCTGCAGCAACATGGCCGCATCCTCTGGCGTGATCATTTGAATCGTTACCTCAACGTCTTGTGACGCCTGGGGTGTTCCGGTGGTGGTCTTGGTCTTCATGGATTGCTCCGTTTTCTTGTTGATTGATAATGGCTACTTGCTAATTGCTATTGCTTGATTAGGAATCTACGTATTCGGATGACTGTTTGCAACCCTCAAATAGGAATTTTTCTCCGCATGTGTCGCAGGTCACCCGTGGGCTTCAGTTGTTTTGCCGATTCTCCGCTTCCTGCAGCGATTCGACGACCGCAAAGAAGAGTGCTATCTGCAAGATGATTCGTTGGCCCTTTATGTCGTCCGGGTCCATGTCGAACAGTGACCCGTCGTAGAACGGTTCGCCGTCCTCGTACCTGGGTTTGGGTGGTTTTTGGTCGTCGGGATATTCGTAGAAAGACGAAATGCTCGCCATGCGCCCGTGGCTATCCATGATGAATATGTTCAAAGCCTCGCTCAACCATTGCGATGCGAGAGGGTCGTCCATGAATATTTCGTGCATGGACTTCTCGGTATCCCCGTGGACCTCGTAGAACTCCTCGTCCTTGTCGGGTTTGATGCTGATGCTGTCGGCCACCACCCCGACGGTGATGGGCTTCACTTGTTGCGTCGCCCAGAACTCGTTCAGCATGGACCCGACCACCGAGCCCGGCTGCACGTCCTTACCCGCATAGGAGCTCATGTTGTATACCTTTTCGCAAATCAAAGTGTTTTCGTCCAAACTGGCGAGCACGAGCGAGTCACCCTCGTTTCCGGGTTTGGCCAAAAACCTGATCACCAACAGCGACGGCACGTCGGCCGGGCCTTGCGCCTCCCGCACGGCGGCCTCCTTCATCGCCTTTATTCCCGCCATGTAGTTGGAGCATTGTTTCTTCAACTCTTCTTGCAGAAGCTGTTCGTCGGATGATTCGTCTTTTTCCATACGCAACACATTAAGGAGACGAACAATATAAAGCAACACCAAATGGCCGGTTCACCCGTGGGCGTTTATTTTTATTAGTCTTTTGTCTATGGGATAATCGTCCCTGGGAGGGAATTACCGAAGTGCCGCACGGATTGGACAGGACCAAGACTGGCTGGACGAGATTCGCCTATAACGACAGGCAGATCCCGTGGCATCGTTTGGGTACGCCCATGAAGGGCATGGGCACCCTCGAGCAGATGCTTACGGCGGCCCATGCCGACTACGACGTCGTTTTGACCAAGGTGGCGGCCGTGGATGATTCGGGGGAGTTGATAAGAAACGCCGACGGATCGGCGATCATCATTCCGGATGGCAGGGCGACGATGCGACAGAACCACGACGGTTCGTTTGATCCGCTGGCCACCGTCGGCACGAGATACGAGGTGAGGCAAAACAGAGAGGTACTGGAAAGAGCTCTGGCGGTCGTCAATGCATCCGGTGGCGATGCCGTCATAGACACTTGCGGGGTATTGAAGAACGGAGCCAGGTTTTTCGCAACGATAGACCTCGGCGGCCTGGACATACAATCGTCCGACGGATCGGACTCGCTATCCAGGTATTTGGTTATCTCGGCCGGTCACGACGGTATTTGGCCGATTCGCTATGCGAACACCGAGATCAGGGCGGTGTGCAACAACACGATCGTTTTGGGGGAGAGGGAGGCAAAGAGGGTTTTTACCGCTCGCCATACCCGAAACGTGGACACGATCATTCAGGACGCCCGTGACGTTCTCAATATCGCGGTGCACTGGCGCACGGAAGTGAGTAACTCCGTAAGGCAGTTGATGTCCGTCAAGAACGAATCCCGTGGCGTAAGCGAGAAGGTGCTCAATGCGATCCAGCCCAGAAAGAAGGGCGAATCAAAAAGGGAGCGGGAATACAGGGAGTCCGTGTGGGATCTACTGGAGAAGATCTACCTTTCCGATCGAAACGCAGGCACCTACGGGCACAACGCATGGAGCGTTTACAACACGGCGTGCGAGTACGTTGATCACTACAGACACACCAGTCCCACCGAATTGGCGATGGCGAGCATGGACGAGAGTTCCGTCGCCACGAAGAAGAAGCTTCTAGTGCAGAAACTTTTGGTAGGTTGACCCGTGGAAGACGAGGAGTGGCAGGACTACCTTGACGACGAGGGGGACGAGATTTTGGATCACGAGGAAGAGCTTGAGCTGATACGCGGTTTAGTGGAGGAGGATCAAGAGGTCCTTGATCGCATGGAGATGATCGATGCGCACTGCGCCATGCTCGCAGAAGCGAAATACGCCGAAGCGATAAAGCAAATACAGAAAGAACACGGCGAGTCGTCGGTGATGAATTTGATATTCGCCATAGAACGTCAAACCGGTTGGCACATGGAGATAGTCGCATCCAAGTCCGATATAGACGACGCTTTGTTCAATAATTACGGGTTGTACGACGATAGGGCTTGGGAAAAGATTCGCAATAGCGACACATGGACCTCAATGACCTACGACATCAATTCCATCGCCCGTAGGTATTCGAGGGAGATGGTCGATCAGGTGGCTGGCGGAGGGGTTCCGACGATCAAGTCTTTACTACGAAAGAAATTATTCGCACTTTGGAAGACTATTGACTTGGCACTGATGTAGTTGTACGCTGACCGCCCACAAGGGGGAAGCGTGCCAGTCAAAAAAGGAACCGTCGCGGAGAAGAAGCCCGCGAAGAACATGCTCACCAATACCGAAAGATTCGAGAGACCGTCTCCACCGAGCGGAGGAGATTGCGTCGGTAAGCCCACGGAGTGGTGGTATCCGGTGGTAGGCGAAACGGATTCTCTCGGTAGGAGAAAGAGATGGTCATCGTCGCTGAGCGACACCACCAAGGACGCTTTGAAGATTTGCGCCAGGTGTCCCGTGAAGTTGAGGTGCCTCGCGTATTCGCTGGAATGGGAGCCGTTCGGCATATGGGGAGGAATGACGGAAAGACAGCGAGTCAGGTTGAGGACGGCGATGAAGGTTCACCCGAGATTCGCCGACGAGAGGTCGTCGGTCAGAAAGTTGATGGCTGACTGATGCCGTCCGAGAATGCATCAAGGCTTCTGTCTCGTTTGCACGGAGTGAAACAGCAGGGCGACGGAAAGTGGATGGCTCGTTGCCCGTGTCGCAACGACGACAACAACCCCTCGCTTTCCGTGAAGGACGACAACGGGAACGTCGCCGTTTATTGCCACAGGGGCGGTGGATGCAGTTTCGAGCAGATATGTCAAGCCGTGGACATAGAGCCTGCGATGATGTTTGCGGACGGTGGCACGAAGGACTCGTCCAAGTCCTTCACCAAGAAAGCCAAGCCGAAATCAAAGAAGCTCGTCAAGGCGTACAAGTACTACGACGAACACGGAGATTTCGTATACGAGAAACTTCGCTACGTCACGGAGGACGGCAAGAAGACTTTCCTGCAACGACGACCCGATCCGAACATCAGGGGAGAGTGGATCTACACGCTTGACGGTGTTCGCAAGGTGTTGTACAACTTGCCCACAGTGCTGAACGCCGTAGCAAACGGCGAGCCCGTGTGGGTGGTGGAGGGTGAGAAGGACGCGGACACCCTTATGGAAATGGGGATCGTCGCAACTACCGGTCCTTCTGGCGCTGGATCGGGTAAGTGGGAGTCGCACTTCACCGAATGGTTGGCGGGCGCATTCGTGGAGATCGTCGCCGACAACGACGATGCGGGAATCTCTTATTCTTCGGAGGTGCATTCGCTTCTTTCGGCGGCCGGTTGCAGCGTTCGTCTATGGCGTTCACCGTTCGTAAAAGACGTGACCGACCACATTCAGGCGGGTCATGCATTGGATCAGCTCGAGGAGATCTATCCCCTGACCGCCGAGGAGCGAGAGCAGGTCGTGAATCCCATGGAGGAGTTGGCTCTCGCCATATCGGAGGTTCTCGCCAATAGGCAGACCACCGATGCGACGAAGCTCACCAGGGTTCAGTCGCTCGTCGGGGGCATGTTCGTCAACGAGAGCATTGACACGGGTCGTCTCGTCAAATGGGACGACTTCATGGCCGAGGCAGATTCCGAGAATTACGAATGGCTCATTCCCGACATACTGGAGCGCAAGGAGAGGGTCATCGTCGTCGCGGCCGAGGGCGTGGGCAAGACGATGCTCGCTCGGCAAATAGCCATTCTTTCGTCGTTCGGGATTCATCCTTTCTCGTTCCAGCGCATGGAGCCAGTAAGGACGCTGTTCATAGACCTTGAGAACCCCGATCGCATCATCAGGCGTATGAGCCGAAACATGTACATGCAGGCTAAGTTGCGAGTGGAGCGAGAATTCAAGCGCAAAGCCGAGCCGATACCCGCTTCGCTTTTGATGAAGCCCGCCGGCATAGACCTGCTTAGGGACGAGGATCGCAATTACATCTTTCAACAGGTGGAGAGGGTGAAGCCCGAGCTCATCATGTTCGGTCCGCTCTACAAGTCGTACGTGGATCCGGGTGGTCGCAATTCGGAGTCGGTGGCCGTGGAGGTTGCGAAGTTCTTGGACAAACTCAAGGATGCGTACGAGTGCGCTTTGTGGATCGAGCATCACGCACCGTTGGGCGCCAGCATGGCCACCCGAGAACTTCGTCCGTTCGGGTCGGCCGTGTGGTCTCGTTGGCCCGAGTTCGGCATATCGCTGACTCCCGATCCGCTTTCGATGGACGGATACACGTACGAACTGCGACACTTCCGCGGTGCGCGTGACGAGCGCAAGTGGCCGAGTAAACTGAAGCGAGGGAGAATTTTCCCGTTCGAGATAGTTGACCAGGTGGTTTCGGAGGCCTTCTGATGGCCGACAACAAGGCTTTGAGCAAAGAGTTCCTCGGCGAGAGGGACCTAAAGATAATGAAGTTGAGGCAGGCTGGCGTCTCCTATTCGGAGATAGCGAAGCGCTTCAACATGACGACTCGTGGCGTTGCTACGAGGATTCGCAAGGTCTTGGAGGACATGAACTCCGAGGCGCTCATGGCGTACCCAGAGCTTCTACGCATGGAGCTGGAGAGGCTGGACGCCCTTCAGGCGGCGATCTGGCCCATGACGCAACATCGCAAGGTGACCGCCGACGACGGGCAGGAGATACAGCTCGAGCCGGACGTCAAGGCGATACAGCAGGTGCTCGGCATCATGGACCGCAGGTTCAGGCTATTGGGAATGGAGCGCACGAATATCAACATCCAGATGGAGAGCAATCAGAACGTGAACGTAAGGGCGACTCTCGCCGGCGCCGAACAGTTGGATACTTCCCGCATGCACACCGCAGAAGCGGAAGCTCGTCAATTGCTAGAGTTGATGGGACGTAGCGGTGCTCTCCCGCAGGAGACCATTCGCGCCGTATTGGGTGAGAGCGACGTCATAGACGGAGAGGTCGTAGAGGATGGATCAACCGATGTTCGGGAGCAAGCCGTTCCCCTTTCAATTGGGCAAGAAACGCAGGAAGCGGGTGAGGAATGAGAAACTCGGTGTCGGCGGTCTTTCCGTATCCGAGTTCTTCAAGAACTTCGGTTTGCACGACGGCGTCGGCGCACCAAGGACGAAACCCGAACAAGTCGCCGAAGGCGTCGTAGTGGACATGGTCAACGAGATGGACGACGAGAATAGGGACAACATACAGGCGGCCGTAGACGCCGTGATGGACGGCGAGCCGTTGACCCGCAGGACGAACACGAACAGCAAGCCGAACAGCCCGGCCACGAAACAAGTCCTCATTCGCATCACCCAAAAGGACCACGACGAATGGAAGGCGGCCGCGGAGAAGATGGGCGTCTCCATGTCCGAGCTGGCCCGAGAGGCGATCCGCAACTACATCAAGGCGCACTACGAGAGCTTGGAATGCAAGCACCCCATGGAGAATCGCAAGGTCTATCCGTGGGCGGAGATTTGCTCCAAGTGCGGCAAGAGGCTCAGGGGCTGATTCAGCTTCCCTTCACCAGTTTGTCTTTTATCACCCACAGCTTGCAGATGGCGTTGGGGTCTATGTCGCCCGAAACTATCTCGCAAGCCCTTCCGCCCTGGAAGAACGAGCAATTGGAGCACACGAGACCTTCCTTGACGAACGGATGCTTCTCCATGTAGTGCGCTCCGTCCGCCTTCACTCCTTTGTCCCACTTGCCGAACTTCTCCGCGACTTCTTCGAACATCTCGTAGAGGGCGATTTGCCTTTTCTTCAGGTCGGCTACGTTTTCGCTCACGACTGGCTCGTTCTCGCCAAGGCTTCGTCGAGCACTCCGTTCCACTTCGGGTCTATCGTCTCCGCATAGCGACGCAACTCGGCGATCATCTTTTCCCGCAAGCCCTTCTCCCCGAACTCGGCGAACAGGGCGTGGAACTGCTCGCTCTTGGTGGAGCAGTGGATACTGATGCCCTTGTGCGGGTGATGAAAGCGACAGTACTCCGCATCAACCATCGGCGTAATCGTGTTGTACTGGGAGTTGGCCGCCGTGGCGAAGGACGACATCTCGTCGTTTTTCTCCTCGCGCTTTTGCTTCTTCTTCTGTGGACCAGCCATCATGCGCCTCCCGACTTGCATTCCTCGCAGGTGACCAGCGCTCTATTCAGCGTCAGGTACGAGGATTTGTTGGCATTACCGCAAACCGAGACGTACCACGCTTCCGTGGACCTGCGATGAAGGTGAACCTCGGGTCGGTTCGTTTCGTCGTTCTCGTTGTGCATCCGTAGATTTTACAACGAATCGCTCAGTAGGTGTAGATGACCCCGTTCGTCTGGGCGGATAGCCACTTGCGACCCGCTACGTCGCAGTTGGCGCCCTTCGTCTCGTGTACGACTTTCGTTCCGTCGGGTTTGGACAGCGTGAGTCTGCGTACCTGGTCTTTGTACATGACCCCGTCGTGGAGGATGTCTCCCCTCTCCACTTTGCATTCGTAGCCCTCGCCCCTGACCACCGTGGTAATCGGGGTTATGCGTATCTCTAGCGCCACCGTGAGCTGTTCTCCACGAAACATTTATACCACATCGCCCTAACCGTTGACTACGTCTTGTCCGTCGTGTATCGTCGGTTCGCATCGTATGACCAAGCGACTCCTCAAAACCGTGCTCGTATTGGTGACGCTGGTTTGCGCAGTCGCACTGCTCGTGAACGCCGACGGAATAATCGGGAACAATCTGTGACCAGTCGCGACACCCACGACATCGTCGCCCATGCGAGCGAGACGAGCGGAACCAACGTGCAGCCGAGGCTCGTAGCCGAACTGCTCGCCAAGTCCGAGCCTTGTCTTTTCGGGAACGCATCGGAGCCAGTCGTGCGACCCGCGGTCGTTTCCGGGTGGACGCACGTAGCCATGGCGATAATGCACGACGCGATCAGATGGCACGCACGACTGCAAGTAGAATTCTTCGCCGAACTGAATCAGGAGGAACTCGTATGAGCGGATACGTCGAAGGACACTCACCCTGGCCTTGGGATACGAGTAAGTTTCAAAAGAAAGCGACGGAGCAGGAGAACGAACGCATCGGTTGGGAGACTCGCGGTTGGGGATACTCTCGCGTCGTGGTGTCGCTGACCGAGTTGGAGAAGTTGATCGCGGACATAGCCGACAGACTCAAGGAGATATCCGAGAGACTTGACGACATATCCGAGAAGATGAACAAGAAGGACGAAGGAGACGAGCGATGACCAGATGGGCGAACGAAGAGATGCTCGGCAAGAGACTCTCCGAGGACGAGTCCGCACTCGTGGCGGTCGTTCTGGCTGCGAGCCGAAAGACTGGCAGAGGAATAGACACTCACTCGCTCGTCGCTTACGAGCCTCGGTTGTTCCCGAACGGCTCGGTTGCGTTGAGTCAGTTGGAGAGACTGGAGAAAGAGGGCGTGCTGATACGGCAACGAGTCAGTCGCGGAGCCGTGAGTGATCGCGACGTTTGGATAGCCGATACGCTCGCTCGGCGAGCGCTCCCGTTTTGTTTCGGTGCGCTCGGTCGGTTCGTTAGAACCAGCTGAACAAACGCTTCAACCAACTCTTCTTCTTCGGGACGACGACGATCGGCTTGTCCCAAACCTTGGGAACGATCGGTGCGATACCCGCAGACGAGACGATTGTTGGTTGTGCGACTTCGACCTTCTTCGGAGCGACTGACTTCTTGTTGGTCGTCGTCTTCTTCTTGCTGGTCGTCGTCTTCTTCTTGTTGGTGGTTTTCTTCTTTTGTGCCATGTCGGCAACGCTAGTCAAGAGTTGTCGCTCGTAGGGGAACCCCCCCGTAGTCGTACACGGGGCGACTCGGACTCGGTCGTACCATAGGTTCGTGGAAGTCTCGTACGAGGGTCGCATGATGAAACTGGCCATGGTTCTGGCGACCGCCGTGCAGGTCAAGAGCGACGGCGTGAAGGAACACGGCATAGGCGAGGACTTGAACCAGTGCCTCTACGGCTGGAGGCGGGATAGGCTCGCCGTGGTGACGCAGATGACCGACGCCATGCAACGACGCCCTCACCACGACAGGTTCGTCGCCACTTCCGAGGCGGCCGCGATACTGCGCCAAGGTTGGGCGATTGACGCCCTGACCATGGTCGCCGAGGGTTTCGTCTCCGACGCTCCGAGCGAGACGGACGGAGCCAACCTCGCAACCGAGTTCGCCAACGGCAACCCTTCGGTCAAGGAGGCGATAACCGTCACCCATGTCGTCGGCGACGAGGTGTCGTTCGTGACGAAGTCGTACAAGTACGCCGTACCCAAGACCGTCGTGTGGGACGAGGAGAACTTCATACCCGGACGCCAACGGGTGGTCGGCGAGGACGGTTTGTATCCGTTGTTGTTCGCACGAGCGTTGGAGTTGTCGGTGAACGAGGAGAGCGTTAGAGGAGAGAGCGAACTAGGGTCGCAGTTCTACGACGCACTCGCCTTCGGCATGGTCGCACGAGGCTTCGAAACGAAGAGCCTATTGTGAACCTGCGACACGCCACGAGGTTCGTGCGTGACGCCGTGTTGTTTCCGTTGGCGCTCGTCTCGCTCGGCGTTACCGTGTGGCGCATGAGGCGAGACTTGTTCGGTGCGATCGACTGGCTCGCCAGTAAGCGTGCGCAAGGAACGGACGATGAACGACGAGCGTGAACCGTTGCCCTTCGTAACGGAGTGCGACGACGGTTGGTCGGAGTTGGTGCGAGCGTGCCACGGCGAACTCGTCTCGCTCGATCCCGAGTACGCCGTGTTACAGGTCAAGGAGAAGTTCGGAGGGTTGCGCTACTACTACGCAACGACGCACGAGCCGAGCGACACTAGGGCGCAACTGATGCGCAACGCCGTTGAGAAGTACGAGCGACTGTCGTTCTCCGTGTGCGAGAAGTGTGGCGAGTCGGGCGAGAGAACCAAGGACGCACGAGGTTGGTGGCGCACCACTTGCGAGGCGCACCGACCGACCTGAGCGTGCGACTACCAGTCGCCGTTCGTGGCGTCGTCGTAGTCCAACGGCAACCACACCAACTGACCAGCGTGAATCGTCGTGCCGTATTGACCGACGAGGAAGTGAACGACGAACTCAACTTCGCCCTCGCACTCACGCTCGGCGATAGCCCAAAGCGTGTCGCCGTACGCTACCTTGACGGGGTCGGGCGAGCACGAGAACCTCGGCTGACCGACGAACCACACGAACGAGGCGACTGCGACGACGAGCGACGCTCCCACCAGAACCTTCGTGACTACTTGCTTCATTGCTTGCTCCCTTCGTAGTAGGTAATTGCTTATGAACTACACCTTACGGAAGTCGGGCGAGTAAGTCAAGCATTGCCCTCGCCTACCACGAACGCCACGAACGCCCCCAGCGTGGCGAGGTACGGCGCAGGTACTTGGGCAGACGCACCAAGCCGACACGCTCCAACGCTTCGGGCAGGACTAGGTGAACGGCGAGGTCAATGGTGCGAACGAACCGACACGGCGAACCGAAACGGAAGCGAGACACGGGCGCACGCTCGCAACGGCGAGCGAGCCTGAGCGTCTCACGAAGGTTCAGTTCGGTAGTTAGATAGGTCACTTCCATACCCCACACACTAGGGGAACAAGTGCGACAAGTCAAGTACCGAACGGGCGTTCGCCCGGGGGGGGTGGGGCGACCGAACGAGCGTTCGCCGAGCCTGCGAGAAAGTCACGCAATCGTCACACGCAGGACTTGACTTGGGGCAGAACTTGCCCTAAGGTTGTGTTCGTTGGGAACAAGCCCAACACGAGACAAGGAGAAAGAAAGTGAACACGCAGACACGAGACAAGGTGGCGATGAGGGGTACGCCTCGCACCATCGTCACGAACGGGGACACCGTTGAGGTGTGGTTGAGCAGTCCGACTGGCGACAGTTCGGACAGTCACATCGTCACGATTCCCTGCCTGAACGAGACGCAGGCTCAGGTGCTAGCCGACACTTGGTTGCGAGTGTGGGGGCTGAACGCCTAGCACGGCAACGAGGCTCGCTACCGTCGCCCTCCGACGGTGGCGAGCCTTCGTCGTGTACGGACACGAACGAGCGACGACACGCCGTGTCGCCGTGGCGAGTTCGACGAGGGGACACGCTCACGACGAGGCACGACACGAGGCGAGGCACGACACGGCGTAGCACGAGGTGCTACGAGGTACGACGACGAGGCACGACGCTCACGAGCGACGACGAGACACGCACACGGCACGAGGCTCACGACGAGCGTTGTGCGACGCTCACGACACGAGGCACACGACGACGCACGACACGACGACGAGCGTGACGCTACGAGGGTGCGACACGACGAGCGTGGTACGACGCTAGGTGCGAGGCGACTAGGTGTGTGGTGTGTGTCGATCGTGTCGGGTCACGAGGGGCGTCACCTGCGACGACACGACGACGAGGTGGTGGTGCTACACGAGTGGCGAGCCTCTCCGTGGCGCCTCCGTGGCGAGTTGCGAGGCGACGACGAAGTGGCGACGACGAGGGTGTGTGGCGAGGGTGTACGAAGGGGGGTGTGCGAGGGGTGTACGACGAGTGGTGTGTGCGACACGACGACGAGGGTGGTGTGCTACGAGAGTGGCGTACGAGGTGGCGTGTACGACGAGGGTGGTGTACGACGAGGGTGGTGTACGAGGGTGTCGTGTATCGGGGGGGTGTCGTGTACGACGCCTATGCGACGACGCACCTCTCCCGTGGCGAGTTGCGAGGCACGACGGCACGACGACACGAGGGGACACGACGACACGAGGGGGGGTGTGGCGTGTGGTGCGAGGCACGACGAGGCGTGTGGTGCGACACGACACGGTGACGACACGAGACACGACGACGAGCGTGGTGCGACGAGGCGTGTGCGACGAGGTGCGAAGCGTGTGTGCGACACGACGACGCACGACACGACGAGCGTGGTGCGACACGACGACGACACGACGAGGGTGCGACACAACACGAGTGCGACACGACGAGGGTGCTACACGACACGACGACGAGGTGTGTGACGAGTGTGGTGTGTGGTGTGACGAGTGTGGTGTGACGAGACGAAGTGAGACGAGTGTGACGAGTGTGTGTGATGAGACGAGGTGAGACGAGTGTGTGTTGCGAAGCGTGCGACGACGACACGAAGAGCGTGACGAGGCGAGCGTGATGCGACACGACGAGCGTGACGAGGCGACACGACGAGGGTGGTGTGACGACGAGGTGCGACACGACGAGCGTCGTGCGACGAGGTGCGACGAGCGTGATGAGCGCCACCCGTGGGGGCGAACAGGCGTTCGAACTTTTTGCGAACAGGCGTTCGGTGTGGGCGCTCACACGTCGGTGTTGGAGCGGCCGAAGCGATTCTGATTTATCCGATCCGCTCAAAAATCGAAGACGACCTATTCGTCGCCGGATTTATCCGATCGGGGATCGCCGGTGCGTCCGGGTCACGCCCCGGGCGGAGCGTCGAACGACGGAACGGTCGGATCGGAGAGTTTGTGCTCGACGAACTCGATCAGGCAGGAGGCGGGCAAGTCCGGTGATTTGGCGACGAGTTTGATCGCACCGAATGGATCGTTCTCCTCGACGATCTCGGCGAGACCGGATTCGACGAGTGCGTCGGCGTCGACTCTCACGCAAGTCGCGCGATCGAACTGCTCGTACTCGGGAACCTCGTATCTCTTTCCGTTCTCGGCGAATATGGTTCTCGTTCCGTCGAACCTGCGACCTCCGACGAACTTGAGCAGACCGGCGGCGCTCTTGGAGTTCGGCATCAGCGAGAGCGAATAGATGGGACCGGAATCGCCGGCCTCGGCGTAGAAATGGCGAGGTCCGAGTCCTTTCTCGGGTGCGTCGTCCACCTGGTCCGGATAGCACATCAGCCAGTACTCTCGTTTCTCTTCGTTCATAGCCCTCATCTTATATACCTACGCCTTCTTTCCGTCGTTCGGATTTATCCGAGTCGTCTGCCGACCCTCCGTCGGGATCGGGAACCAAGGAATGACATAAGGCGCTCGTTCATCCGTTTTTCGGAATCGTGCTCCCAAAGAACGAGGGTCCTCCAGCCGGCCCGTTGGAGAGCCCTCAGTTTGCGGGCGTCCCGCCGACGGTTCGCCTCCAGCTTGGCCTTCCAGAAGGCCCGATTGCGCTTGGGGACGGACTTGCACTTGGAGCAGGCGTGCCAGAAGCAGCCGTGCACGAATACCGCCGTACGATGCTCAGGGAGGACGAAATCGGGGGTGCCGGGCAGTTGCCTCCAATTCGACCTATAACGCGTCCCAGAGGCCCTCAGAACGCTCCTGAAGGCTTTCTCGGGGGTAGTACCCCTCGTACGCACCAGGCGCATCCTGGCGCTCGTAGCGGGGTCAGTTTTCGGGCTTCTCATCGGGGGCCGGGATCCAATGCTCGGCCGTATCGTCGGGTACGAACAGCCTCAGTTCTCCGTCGATCTTCTTCAGGGTCCAAGACCATCGGCAGCAAGGTTTGTCCGAATTTTCGTCGTCGGGCGTATGGAGCCCGAAACCGAACTTCTTTACGGCGTTCGGGATGGCGCTATAGAGCAGGACGGTGCAATCGTGGCAAAGCGCCACGTACCCGTCGATGAAGTTCTCCCCCGATGCGAATTGGCCGCAGAGGTCGTTGAATTCCTCGTATCCGCCCGAGAAGTCGAGGCATACTCCTCCGACGACCTGCTTGTAGGAGTGCTCGCCCTTGTACATGTCGTCGGCGAACAGCTTGATCGGCCGTCCGCACTCGTCGCACTTGTGCTCTTCGGTCGCCGTCGGCAACCTGTTCTCGGAAACGCTCACGGTTGAACAACCTAACCGGAAATATCTGGAAAAGCAAGCTTTTTGAATCGGGGTTGTTTTTTGTCTCGGGATTGGTTAGTTTGCTTTTCGTAGTAGTTACTCACGAAAGGTAGAACATGAAAAAAACGGCTTATGAAAAGATCGTCGCCGCGGGCGCCAACAAGCGCGGACGCAAACCCCTTCCCGAGGCGGAGAAGGCGAAGCGCATCGCCGAACAGCGGGCGAAGAACAGGATGAGAGCCGAGGCTCGTCGCAGGGCGCTCGTCGTTCTCGCCCATTCCCACAAGGACGAATTCAATGCGCTCTACAAGTCGGAGTACGAGGCTTTGTCGGGCAAGGAAACGAAAGCGTCGTCGAAATGAGAAATCGGATCGTCGCATCGGCGCTCGCACTCTCCCTTCTCGCCGTCCTTCCCTCGGCCGCCGATGCCTCGGCGCCGAAAAGGTGCACGAAGGTCGGTCAAGTCGACAATTCCCGCGGGCTCAAGTGCGTTCGCAGGAAGGGCAAGTTGACTTGGGTGCGCACCAAGGCCGCACCTGGCGACGTGCGCTCTATTCTTTTCGACGCATCCACCTTTTCGCTCACGTGGGGAAATCCCGTGACGTGGGGAAATCCGGTTGCGACTTATTTCGCCGTGGAGATTCGTTCCTCGGCTCAGCCGAGTTGGCGAAGGATCGCGGATCTTCCGATCAACAACCTTTCGGCGAGCGTTTCCAACTTGGTCGGTGGGGTGACCTACGAGTTCAGGGTGGCCGCCGGTAATTCGCTGGGAATCGGCGGATTCGCCACGACGCCTGCCGTGACCATCGGATGGATCGGAACCACAACGACCACGACCGTAGTGAGTTCGACCACCACGACCGTTCGAACCACCACGACGACGCAACCTCAGGGTCAGCGCACGACCTTCGGTAACGGAACCTTCAGGGTCGGGGTGGACGTCGCTCCCGGTCTCTATCAGAGCTCCACTTCGGGTAGTTGCTACTGGGAGCGAATGAGCGGTTTCTCCGGTTCGTTGAGCGACATTATCGCCAACGAGAACGTGAACGGAAGGGCCATCGTCGAGATCAAATCCGGCGACGCAGGTTTCAAGTCGTCTCGTTGCGGCACCTGGTCTCCGTATTCGCCCAATCCCACTTCGTCTTTCGGTAACGGGTTTTGGAGGGTGGGCGGCGACGTTCAGCCGGGAATTTACAAGACCACCACCGCCGGAAGTTGCTACTGGGCTCGTCTCTCGGGATTCGGCGGAGAATTGAGCGACATTTTGGACAACGACAACGCCGACGGCAGCGAGGTCATCGTGCAGATTCTTTCCGGGGACTACGGGTTCCAGAGCTCGCGTTGCGGTACGTGGACGAGGATTGGATGACTCCTCCGAAGGTGAATCTCGACGGACTCGGGCGGGATGAAAGAGAGGAGGTCCTCGCACTTTACGAGGACTTCCTCGTGGCCCAGGCCGAGGAATATCTTCTCCATTGCGAGACGTTCGGGAGCGAAGGATGAGTCGTTGCAGAAACGGTCACGTTCGCACGAACGAGAACACCAAGAGAGTCGTGGTAGGCGATGGCGTTTACAACTGCTGCTTGACGTGTTTGGTCAACAGGGAGACGAAGAGAGGCAGGCACGATCCGAAACGCCCCCATCCGCGCGACCGTTCATCCTGCAAGAACGGACACGAGTACGTCGACGGTTCGTTCAAGACGTACATCGAGAAAAACTCTCGGGTGCGAAGGTGCAGGATTTGCCAAAAACAAAAAAGCAAGGAATATCGGGAAAGAAAGAAATACGAGTACTTGCTCACGCCTCGCTGACGACCACGAAGCCCTTCATCGCCGAACGCGGCGGCATGGTCTCTCGCACCAAAACTCTCTTCAACCAACGATCCGTTCCGTCGTAGCGGGCTTTGAACGGCCGCCTTCCGTGAATGGCGACTCTGTTGTTGATGACCAGAACGTCGCCGGTATTCAGGACCACGCTCCTGGTGGATTTGGCTATTGCGATGCCGAGTTTTTTGAGCGCGGAAGAAGCCTGGTCGGTCATTCCCTTCATGAGGTCGGCGTCGTAAATCAAGTTCCACTTGTTGGCTCCGAACCCCGATATCGGCCTGACGACTATTTCCCTATCCTTCTCCCCCGACCGGAGAAAACTGGGATCTATCGTCGTCAAGAACTCGGGCTGACGAAGATCCCAAATGGTTTTCTCGTCCAGATTACGCAGTATCTCGTCGAGTGTCGCGTACAGCGTTTCTGCCTTTTTGTCGCCCTTTACGCACGCAAGAACCACCCAATCCGGTTTGTACTTGTGGAAGGCGGTTTCGGTGTGCATTTGCAACACGACGGACGAAGAGGAGGATATTTGTATTTTCTCGTCCTCCCGCATCGGGTAGATGTCCTGTATCAGTGCGCCGTTTTTTTCCCTGGCGAAGGCGATCGGTTTTCCGTACTTTTCGACGTAATCCAACAGGAATTCGTTCAGCTTCGGAAGAAGCGCGCTAGGGGACGGTTTTTTGTTTCCGTTGGGGGTTGCGACGTTGTCGGTTAGATCCGTCGGTATCGCGTTCCTTATGACGGCGACGTCTATCGAGGCCGCCATCGTCATCGGTTTGTACATCGCTCACCTCCGTTACCGAAGAGCACAGGAAAAATCCCCGTGACTCAAGGAGAATGCTAATCAATTTTTTCGTTTCGTAGAGGGAGGAGACTTCGTCTTCGTGCAATCTGTTGACGGACACGATGAATTTTTCCACGGTCGTAGACTAATCGCCGTTGACTTTGCTGTCAATATTCGCTAACCTGACGGAATGCGCAACTTCGGCGGTTTTGATTATGTGGCGGCCTTCAGGGAGGGCCACGAGCGAAACAAGTACGTCGCATCGTTGATCGCCGAAAGAGGTTTTTGGGTGTACTGCCCACCTTTGGAATTGGCGAAGAGTGCGGAAGAAATAAAGAGGTTCACCGCCCACGAGAAAGACGTCGTGACCAGGGCCGGCACCCTCGAAGTGAAGGGCCAGGGAAGATATTTCACTTGGGATCTGGGAAAGTTTCCCTACCCTACGCAGATAGTCGACACGGTCGAGAGCTGGGAGGGCAAGGCCCAAAAGCCGATCGCCTATGTGATGGTCTGCAAGGAGAACATGAATTGCGTCGTCGTCCCTTGCTCCACCAGGAGCTCGTGGAGGATCGAGACGAGATACGACAACCTCAAGAAGAAACACTATGCGTTTTACGTCGTCGACTCTCGCGAACTCAGGCCTTTCTCGGACTTGCTCGATTTCATTGGAAGAAAAGAAATGGAGTGGGCCGAAAAAAACAACGGGCCGTTAGCTCAGCGGTTAGAGCAGGGCACTCATAATGCCTCGGTCGGGGGTTCGATTCCCTCACGGCCCACGAGTGGGTTTCGGCAATGAATATTTGGCCCCAAAATCCGGACGAGTTGACGAAACAACTTCGAGACGAACTCGAGAAGATGTTGGTTCTCGGTTACGTCAGAATAGTCGGAGTGAACAAGCAAGGGCAAGATCTTTACGAAATTACCGAAGAGGGAGTCGTCTATTACGACAAACTTCGTGAATCGGTCGCCGAGCTCTTTCCCGACGCCGACGATTTGATATGAAGCCGGCGGTGCACGCTGTGCACGAGGGGCCGGTAGCTCAGTGGTGAGAGCAGCACTCTTATAAGGTGACGGTCGCGGGTTCAATTCCCGCTCGGCCCACTGGATACGAAAAACCCGGACTAGGCGCTATGCGTCGGTTTTTTTGTTCAAGCGTGCGATCCTTCGGTCGTACATCCTCTCCAAAAACGACCAATAACGGAGAGCGACCCAATGGAAGATTCGCACGAAAAAATTATCGCACGAACGAGGTTTGTTCCGGCGACACCTGTATCTTGTTGCCATGCTGCGCATATCCGAACTGAACGAAAAAAAGAGAATCACAAGAGAAGCAAGGAACAAGCGAAAAAGAAAAAATCAAACGGTTACGCAAAGAACCAGGGACAACGGCAGAATCAGGGCGAAAGAAGTTCGCCGAAAAAGAAAAATAGAGAAGCTCAAATCGGACGCCTCTCTGGTCGGAAAAATTACCGCCGACGGCAGGAGGGTTTGTATGTGGGACGAATGCGCCACGGTCCTCAGTATGTACAACTCGGGGGAATGTTGCAGCCTTCACCAAAGGGCCTGGAACGAAAGAAGGGGAGTGTCCCTTCACTGGTGACCGAACGACGTAAAATTTGATCATGTCGGACGTGTTCAGGGACCCGGAATTTTTCAGAACGCGCGATCACTACGAAATACTTCAGGACGGAGTTCGGTTGTTGAAGGCCGACAGATCCCCGTGTCCGGTGTGCGGACACCCAACGGGGGATTGCGCTCCCGAAAAATCCGAAAACCACCGAATAGCCTTCGCCGACGCAAGCACAAAAATGGAGAGCCTGAAGGAATCACAAAAAATACTCGTAGAAGAGGACGTATTCGAGGACAGGCAAATAACGCCGTTTACTAAAATTACCGTGCGTATAGCGAAGAAGGGTTCGTACGTGACGATCGACAGGGCGAAAGAGATCGGAATTCTGAAAGATTGACAAAGGCCTTGCACCCGAACGCGGTATCATCGTAAACTCTTCAATCCAAGCCACCATGTAAACAGGGGGAATATCAAGTGTCATTGTCTCCGAATTTTTTGCTTTCCTACGCCGACAAAAGAGCACCATGGGGTTTCGGCGGTCTCGGCGAGGTCGTTTATCTTCGCACTTACAGCAGGAGGATCGCGGACGATTCGCGCAACGAAACCTGGGTGGAGACTTGTGCGCGAACGGTGAACGGAGCCCTCGAGATAGGAGCGAAACTTTCCGACGATGAGGCCGAGAGGCTTTTCGATCATATGTTCAATCTCCGATGCCTCCCGGCGGGACGAGCTTTGTGGCAACTCGGCACTCCGCTGGTGAGAAAATTCAGCGGAACATCCCTCAACAACTGTTACTTCACGAACATCGAGAAGATAGAGGACTTCGAGATGCTTTTTGATTACCTCATGCTCGGTGGCGGAGTCGGATTCTCGGTCGAGAGATCCAAGATTCACGATCTCCCCAAGATCAAGCCCGGTGTATCGATCGTCCACGAACGAACCAACGACGCCGACATAATCGTTCCCGACAGCAGGAACGGATGGAGGCGACTGCTCCACAGCGTTCTCAAGTCCTACTTCGACACTGGTAGGTCCTTTACCTATTCGACCATTTTGATTCGCCAATTCGGTGCGCCACTCAAGACCTTCGGCGGAACCGCATCCGGTCCGCAAGCTCTCATCGACGGAATAGAGGACATCTGCAAGGTAATGCAAAATCGCGAAGGCAAGAAGTTGCGTTCAATCGACGTTCTCGACATTTGCAACATCATCGGACGCATAGTCGTTTCTGGTTCGTCTCGCAGGTCGGCGCAAATAGCGATAGGTGATCCCGACGACGTTTTGTTCCTCAGGGCCAAGAATTGGTCCTCGGGCTCTATCCCAGCCTGGAGGGCGAATTCCAACAACAGCATTTATGCCGATTCGTTCGACGAGATTCTCCCCGAACTGTGGAAGGGGTACGACGGCTCGGGGGAGCCGTACGGACTCGTTAATCGCAAGCTGGCTCGCACCTACGGAAGGCTCGGTGAAAAGCGACCTGATCCGACCGTGGAGGGTTTCAATCCGTGCGCCGAGATAGCTCTCGCCGACGGCGAGTCTTGCAACCTTGCGACGATATTCCTCCCGAACATCGAGTCGCTTGAGCAATTCAAGGAGATTTCCGAGCTCCTCTACAAGGTGCAGAAACAGGTGACCAGGCTTTCGTACCCATACGAGAAAACTTCGGAAGTCGTAAAAAAGAACGCAAGACTCGGTCAAAACGTGACGGGAATACTCCAGGCCACCGAGGAGCAACTTTCGTGGCTTTCCCCGGCATACGAGCACCTCAGGGCTTTTGATGAAAAGTTCTCGAAGGAGAATGGTTTCCCTGTCTCGGTAAGGCTCACCACCGTCCAGCCCTCCGGAACGCTCTCCCTGCTCCCTGGGGTCACTCCTGGCGTTCACCCGGCGTATGCCCGCTACTACGTCAGGCGAGTCAGGTTCGGCGCCGCCGATCCGCTCGTGGAGGCGTGTCGCAAACGCGGCTACAAGGTTCAGTGGGATATCGGCCTCGACGGCAGGGAGGACCACACTCGCTACGTCGTCGATTTTCCGTGCCAATCCCCGGAGGGAGCCATCTTGGCGTCCGAGATGACTGCCATACAGCAGCTGGAATGGGTCAAGAAGATGCAAACGACATGGGCGGACAATGCAGTATCCGTTACCGTCTACTACCGCAAGGAGGAGTTGACCGAAATCAAGGAATGGTTGTCGGAGAATTATGGACAAGGCGTCAAATCCGTATCCTTCCTGCTCCACAGCGATCACAACTTTCCGCTTCCTCCGTACGAGGAGTGCTCGCGTGAGACTTATGAGAAAATGGCCTCGTCCATTGACTTCACGGTGCCCCTTCAGGACTTATCCGTCGGCGGTGAGCTTTTGCTGGATGAATGCGCAACCGGAGCCTGCCCAGTCAAATAAATTCTTTTTCACAAAAGAACTTGGCGCAAAATAAGGGCCGCGTGGCTATTGGCCATTCGTGAAAAGGCTTTAAAACTTCAACTTTTTGGCCTTGGGGGGTATACTTTAGGGTATGACTTACCAAGAGGTGAGCCGCTAAAGAACGAGCTGAGCAGTGTGCTCGCCGTTCTAGTCCTATCCCCTAAGCCAGGAGAAGTCGGTTGAAAAGCAAACCAAGGTTCTTTCTGTTATCCGCAATACTGTTTATCAATTTGTCAATCGGAGTAGCCAACGCCCAGCAGGCCGCCGCTCCGAGCGTCTTGTCCCCATCCGAGATTTACGGGCCGGTGGAGGCATCGATCATGTCGTACGACGGCAGGGCGGAACGGGACCGACAGACCAGATTGGCCCAAAAAGCCGAAGAAAAAGTCAAAAACCCTTATCGGGGTATAGTTTTTAGGCACGGCGACGTTTCTTGGTTGCCGGCCTTGGCCACACAGGCTGGGTGGCCCCAAAACACCCATGCAAAGCTCGAAAAGATCATCCTGAGGGAATCAGGGGGTTGCCCGAATAGGCGCGGTGGCGACATGGTCGACGCAGATTGCAACATCACCGGGGTGTCCGAGTGGAACCACAGGTCCGACACCGGACTCATGCAGATCAACGGCGTCAATTACAACCTCGAAAGAAACAAGTGGGCAAGGGTGTGCCTCGACCTCGGTATATGCACCCAGGAGCCATTGTTCGATCCATTGACGAACCTTAGGGCCGGATACCTTCTCTATCAATACTCGGGCTGGGGACCGTGGGATCCTTGCACCTGGGGACCCGCCTACGCCCATCGATGCAAGGGGTCCAAGGGGGATTAGCCCTCTTCGGTCGAAGCAAACTTGGGGTTTCCTATTTTTGCGATTCTCACCAGGTCGGTGGCGGAAAGAAAAACGGAGCCGCCCGTCACCAACATGTTCTCGTCGTCTTCGACGAAAACGCTCACGTCCTCTGGGTCGACGCCCAGGAAAGACGAGACTCCGTCCTTGATTCGGGCTATATTTCTTTCCGATGACGAGAAAATCAGCTCGATCGGGTCTGGAGTCAAATCCATTTCCGTAATGGATTCGTAACCGACGCCGGTTCTCACTAGGTTGACGGTTCTTTTTCCGAAGTCGTCCGCCATTACGCATTTCCCGCAGGCCACGAACTCGGTTTTTGCCGGTCTTTTTCTTTCCTCCAAGTGGCCGCATTCAAGTGAATGTAGATATACGACCGAACCCCATTTCCCGGTCCTTGTGATTTCAAGAACTTTCTTTTGTGGGGCTTTTTTCCTATTGACTTTCATGAACGCTAATCATACGATGGATCAATGCAAACATTCGTTCCATATGCCGACATAAAGTTATCCGCCGAATCTCTCGACAAAAAAAGACTCGGAAAGCAAAGAGTAGAGACCCTCCAAATACTCAACTGCATCGTCGGCGGTGGCAAAGGCTGGGCGAACCATCCAGCCGTAAAAATGTGGCGCCCGAATCCCCAAGGTCTGGCCGCTTACGGTATCGCCGTTTGCAAGACCTGGATCGCCCTCGGATTCGCCGATACCTGTACTGAAAAAATATCATCTCTGATCGAGCCCGACGAGATGGATTTGCCAGCATGGTGGGGCGACGAACGCGTTCACTCCAGTCACAGGTCCAATCTGGTCAGAAAAGACCCTGTTTTTTATTCTGCGCACGGGTGGACGGACGATCCCGAGGCGCCGTACTTCTGGCCGGTTTGATGCGCGACTAAACTCGTGCGAATGGCCAAAACGCTCGCCTATTTGACGCTTGACTGGGCTTGGGGAACCAACCCACTACAACCCAACGGATGTGCCTGGTATAGGTGCAAATTACCGATGGACGAGTTGCAAAAAAACCACGAATGGGTTTGTGGAATGGGCTTCCCCGGAATCAGTTCCGAACACGGTCTCGGTTTGCTCGTCAGCGAAGGCAAGGCGATACACGGCTTCGACATCGTCGTATTGAAATTGATAATGCACAAAAAAGTCGCAGATTTCATGGAGAAGGCAAAAAGTCTCGGTCAAAAGATAATCGTGGATATCGACGATCATTTTCACGGTCTAAGCGAATCAAACAGGGCCTATCAGGCGACCGATCCGGAAAAAAATCCGGAACAAAACAGGGAGCATTACTTCAGCATCATCGAAAACTCGGACGCAATAATAACCTCCACTCCGTTCCTGCACGAGTTTCACTCGAAGCGCCACGGCGACGTGAGAATGGTCAGAAACGGAATAGATGCAGAAAGATGGTCTCACCGAAAAGACAGGGGAAGCAGGCAGCCCACCGTTGGTTGGGTAGGCGCTACCCCGTGGCGCTCCAACGACCTCGAGAGCATATCTCCGTTCTTCGGTAAGATACTGACCGACAACAAGATGAAATTCCACCATTCCGGACACACGAAAAACGCACCGTTGGCGCACGAACAACTCGATTTGAATCCGAGGATTTGTTCGGTCGAGGGAATGAGACCGATACTCGAATACCCCAAAATGTTCGAAAAAATAGATATCGGAATAGTTCCGTTGAGCGACGTTCCGTTCAACTACGCCAAGTCCTATATCAAGGGCCTAGAGTACGCCGCGGCCGGCGTCCCATTCATTGCTTCCGCAACTCCAGAATACGTGTTTTTGGCCAATCACGGAGTGGGAAGGGTCGCCAGAAACGGCGACGAGTGGGAAATGCACATATCCGAACTCTCGAATCCGAAAACTAGAAAAAACGACGTAGAAAGAAACAGCGAAAACATCAAGTCTTTCACCATGAGGCAAACGGGTGAGTCCTGGAATTCGGTTTTTTCTTCTATTCTGGAATCGTGATCACAGTGAATTACGAGTCCCTATCCGTTCCACCGCCAGAACCCGGTCCGCTCGACTGGAACGACGACGGCTTCGTGCTCAGAAAAGGTTTGTTGTCCGACGAAGTCGGAGAAAAGCTCATGTCCGAGTACGAAGAATGCTGGATAAAGAACAACGGCGCCGTGATTGACGGCTCATTGGTGATGCTCAATCCAGGGGGTTGGTCCGATTGCACTCCGTATAGGAGGCATCCTGAATTGATGAGCATTCTGATGCATGGGCCGATAAGCGAACAAATGCGGCAGTTGATAGGGGAGCCGGCCGCCGTTCACCTGAATCTCACCGGGTGGAAATCCACCACGAGAGATTGGCATCAGGACACCTATCTCAACCCCCCGCACGTCGGCGATTATTACGTCGCCGTATGGATCGCCCTCGAGGACATACATCCGGACTCGGGTCCTTTTCAATTCGTTAGAGGGTCTCATCGTTGGCCGGTGGTCACGCGCGAAAAAATATTAGAAGCACTACCCCGAGAAAAACGGGATCACAGATGGCCTACTTACTCGGAGGACATTCTTACGCCGATTTTCACCGAAGAGATAGAGAAACGAAAGGCGGAAGTCGTCACGCACCTCCCGCAAAGAGGGGACGTGCTGTTCTGGCACTCTCGCCTGGTCCACAGAGGCTCCGTACCCAATGACAAAAAAATGACGAGAAGGGCTTTGATAGCCCACTATTCGGGGATAAACCATAGATCAGACATGCCGGCAGCAGTCAAAAACGGAACTGGATGGTATTTCCCCATAGATGGCGGAAACGTCGGAAGAGACGAATGAGATTGCTCAACGCCGGTTGCGGCACTCACTATGCGGATGGTTGGGTAAATACCGACGTTTGGGACGATGGATCGACCACCAAGCCCGACGTGCTGGTTAAAAACGGGGAACCGTATCCGTTTCCCGACGACGAGTTTGATGCGGTATTTTTGGGCCACGTTCTGGAGCACATTCCGTGGAGAGACGTGGCGGGCTTTTTGCATGAAATGAAAAGGATCGCAAAGCCGAATGCGAAGTTTTTGGTTTGCGGACCGGACGTCTACAAGACCATAAAAAGGTGGGCATCGGGACAGGAGCCCTGGCACATGGTCGTCTCCACCATGGAGCACCTAGACGTAAACACGCAACCGGGGAGAGAGCACTTGGAGTGGGACGGTGCTCACCATCATTGGAATTGTCATCACGAGAGAGTTTGGAATCTTCTCGATAAGTGCGGTTTCGTCGAGCTCAAGGACGTTTGCGACGAGATACCCAAAAACCCGAACGGATTCGGCTGGAACGACGGAAAAGTTTTGTGGCCGGTGGTGGGGCACTGGCACTGGCATTTCGCCATAGCTTGTAATTCGTTTAAGTAATTTCTCCCCTATCGGGAGGTTCGCATCGTCGTGATGACGAGTAAAACACAAGCCGAGCCAACGTACGAACCGAACCATGAGAACGAAAGATCGATGTCCGACTCTCTTCTTACCACCCAAGCAAAAACTTGCGAAGCAAGGGAGAGTATTCCTGAGCCAACGGCCCAACCCGCCAAGGCCTTGGTCATGCGCTTATCTCCATTCTTCTCACGATTTGATGAACTCTTTGTCTCGAGAGATTCCATTCGACCGCTATCGATTGTAGGCTACGCCCGCCCTTTCTGGCAAGGGCTATTTGTTGATCCCTGCCGGCGTCCCCGCACGGCCCGGGTCTTCTGGCCTCCCACGTCCAACCGGGTATCGATTCCAACTCGTTTTTTCTTGCTTCCGACAATTTGCCGTTGCGACCCCTGGCTTTTATGTATCCTGTCCAATTTCCGAGTTTTAGCACCGAATTTTCCAATTGAACCGAATAGGAGGCGGGCACGTCGGTATGCCCTTTTTCTTCGGCGAACTTGGTTAAGGCGAGGAGGTATTTGTTCCATTTTTCTTCGGACTTTTTCATAATCCGAAGATTAGTAGACAACTATTCCTTTTGGTGCAAGTCTTCTTTTTGCGAGGCCGCCCAGGCGGCGAAAAACTCGTCGTCGGTGGGAATGAACCAAACCTGACAGGCATCTCTGTCTTTTGTGTCGCCTATCAGGGTCCAGGCGATACTCACGACTCCGTTTATTTCGGATACCCCGACGTTGCAGTCGAATCCGTATTCGGTTGCGAATCGCTCCACTACGCACTCTCCTTCCAGTTTGCAGGGTGCGCCTTCGTCGAGTCTGTTGGGGCAGTGGAATTCCGTAATCAAGATCATGGACTTGTCCATGACGACCTTGAAGCTGTGGCCGTCTTGGTGCCACCGCATTATTTGTTCGGTCACCCCGTGCCTCCCAGACAAATTAGAAAAATTCGGGTACGTTCTCGGCGGAGATCCGTACTCATTTTACTGTACCTCGAATAAGGTGACGGGATCGTCTACTCAAAAACCTCTTGTGCCGAATCCGGCTGTGATGCTTCCTTGTTTCTACCCGTGGATATCATCAAACCAGCAAGAGTCCCGGTTATAAATGTCGCAACAGAAGAAAGAACCCCGAAAAACATTTTGTCGTTCTCCGCCTGCACACCTATCGGCTGCGTGACGAACACTAGCGCATAAAGAACGCCGACTGTGGTTATGGTGAGAACGCCGGCTAAAACACAACCGACAACAAACTTCAGTCGGGCATCAATTTCATCAGGAGTCAGACGCTGTTTCACAATTTCAACCTTTCCATGGATGTGTTTTTCAATATGTTCAAATCAAGATGTGCCGAGGTCATGCCAAGCCTCTTGCCTGCACGATTGTGGTTGGCCGCAAACTGCCAAACATCCCATGTCTTCCACCCTTTGACGGGTTGGGGGAGTTTCTGAGAATCAAATGCATAATCTGCCCACAAGGAGGGGTCTTTGGGTATTGGCTTATCCTTGAACTCGGCATCCGAGTAATACACATAGCGGGCAACCCACAGTGGACAATGGGAGATTCCAAATCTCATGTTTACATGTGCGTTCCAGAAAACTGCGTAAGTGTAAATCACCGGTGGTTTGCCCAGTGCATCGGTCGCCATTTTGACGCACATCCTGACAATTTGCTTCATGACTCTTGGCGTAACACCACCATGATGCTCGATGTCAATTTGGGGGACGAGTGTTGCGCCGTACTTTTTGTGGTTTGCCAAAACAATGCGCATTTGTTCAACGACATCCTCCTCTGGCTTGATGTAAACATAAAGCCCAAAAGGTATGTCATTCTTTCTGGCCCTACTGCAGTTCTGCTTCAGTAGTTCATCTTCCTTCAGTCCCACATTGCTTCGGATGTAGGCAAAATCTATTCCCGCATCCTTTACCTTTTTCCAAGTTATGTTGCCCTGGTATTGAGAAACATCGATTCCCGTCATGTAGTCGTGCGTCATGGGTCTATCGTTTCCTCGGTTGGGTCAAAACCCAAAAGCGTCTCCGTACACATATTGTCCACCAGACAAATTGGCGGGTTGCAGTAATCTTCTTCCCAATTCTCCGGGTCTTGACACTCGTATCTGTAGTAACCGTCGTACCCGCAAGAAGCGAGAATTAGGAAAAAAATTGGCGCTAAGCGCCTCACGCCTGGTCTCCTTCAACCTTGTTGAATACGGCGTTGATTTCGCTTTCGTCGAGACTTCCGTCCTTTAGATATGCGCGCGATAAACCTTCAATGACACTGGCGACACCGCCGATCCCGGCCATCCAAATTGATTTAACAATCCCTACGCCGGCAATTGTTCCTGCGCCAATCACGCCAAGACCCGTCGCCAAAAAAGTCGCAAGAATTCTGTAACAAATATTTTTGAACATTGCAATGTTCATTCGGTCACCTCAGTTTTTTGCTTTTTGCGCGATCGGGCGTTTACCTCTAGTTCTGCATGATGCGCAAGATGGTCGAACAAAACCTGATCGTGTCTTTCTACTTTGTTCTCCAGCCTGATTATGTGGTGAGCGAGGTTGTCCTCTACTCTGTCCAGCGAACGGCCGAGTCCGCTACCTATTGACTCCATCCTTTCCACTAGTGATTCGTGTTCTCTGGTGTTTAGCTCCCAGCGCTCTTCGTCCCTACGAGTTCGACGCTCTATTATCGCAACCACTATTGCGGTGACGGCTGCCACAAAAGAAAGTACGTATTCCACGATTTACGCTCCGATTCCCAGGTCGTCGAGTACTCTCTTGCCGGCCCTCGGTCCAGCACCGTAACCCTTGGATTGCTTGAATGCAACGACCGCTTCCTGTGTCTTTGCTCCGAACTGACCGTCAAAGGCTCCTTTGTAAAATCCGCGCTCAGCGAGTTCTTCTTGGAGTTTTGTTACGCGAGGACCGCTGTCGCCCGGGTCTAAGTCCCCGCCGTCGTCTTTTCCCGCCGGTGCTGCTCCCGTTGTTGGCGCTGCAGCGACTGGAATATTTGCTGGCTTGGCAATGTTGTTTCTTGCCATGTAGTCGGCAACAGCAGCGGGCGGATTATCACCTTCTGTGTAACGAAGGTGCCATGGTTCCTCTGGAACCACTTCCCAACTGAAACCGAACTTGCGAACATTGGCAATCAACCACTTGAGTCGCTTCGGTTCGGCGGCCGTGTGAACATCCACCGCGAGCCCGGTGTTGTGCTGAGACGTGCCGGGCGCGGCAAGGCTCGCCAGTTTTGGTGATTTCTTGTACCACTTTACTCCCTGAAAAGTTCTGGTACTGGCACCGGGAATCGGTTCTTTTTGGTAGCGCTGACGGAACGCTGCAAGCTGAGAATCAAAACTTCTATATGTGTCTCCGGCGGAGACGGGCTTTAGTTCAACCCCATCCGCCTTTGCCGCTTCAACCATGGCTTCCCATGCGGCGGCGGCAAGCCAGTGCAGTTTCCCGCCCTTTACTGCCCTGAGAAGTGATTCTGGGAGCTTTCCCGGTTGAATACCCTTGAGGTCAGCTGGTTGCTTAACCGGTACGACTATATCCCATTCGACTTTGGACATTTTTCCTCCCAGAAGAATCTGTTACTGGTAAGGAAAATTGTACCTCAAAAATGGGGCGCTAAAAAATTAGCTACATAGATTGTTGGCTATTCAGGTTCCCTCATGTGAAGATACATGGCCCCACCGAATGCGAGGACCGACGCAATTCCCGCAATGGTTTGTAGTGATCCGGATAGGGTCAGGTAGACGATCAACGCACCAGAAAGCGTCCAACCAAGATTGAGAATTCCGTAACTAAATTTCTTGAAAAATGCTTTCCAGTCCAAGGTCTTTACTCCGTTTTCGTAAGTAAATATTCGAATATTTCGTATCCATTCTACTCCGTCTCCCGCCAGTTCTCCAGATGCCTCCTCTTCTTCGTCGTCCCTGCGAGCTGCATCGTTTGCATTTGAGCTATTTCCAGAATTCGGAGATCCACCGCCGGCTGGAGAGGGTGAGGATGCGCCCCCACTAGGGGCGACGGCGGCGGTCAGCGTAGTCGTTAGAGCGGCTACTGCGACGATCGTTCTGCGGTCCCCGACCGAGATGTTTTGACCGAGCATCTTGTATTCGTCGAAAGCGCCCTGGAATAGGTCCACAACATCCTCAAACACTTCCCTAATCTCTTCTGGTGCGTCCTGGACGGCGGCGACTATGGCATTCGCTTGTTCCGCACTCAAATTCTCTGTGGGGATTTCTTCAAAAATCGTTTCTGCCTGGGTCTCATCAATGGATGCGAGGACGGCTGGTTCAGTGGCTAGCTCGACTGCCACATCCTCGGATATCCCATCGTCAAGAATTAGGGCAACGGCCGCAACGATTTCTTCCTTGTCCTCGTCGGTAAGTTCAGAGACACTCGTGTCGCTCAAAATCTCGGCAATGATAGAAGTAACAACGGCTAATATCTCTTCATCGGTATCATCGCCTTGTGTGGCTTCTGATTCTGTTTCCTCTATTTGGTCTTGTGTCTCTGGCGACGATTCTTGTTCTTTTTCTGTATCTTCATCGGTTTGAGGGTTCTGATCTTCTGGCTCTGAATTCGGATTATCTGGATCAGATGGATCGGTAACTTCCGGTGTTTCGTCTTCGTCCGGCATTTGAGGGACTTCGGTTGTGGGTGTCGTTACCGAAGAATCTTCGTATTCATTTTCGTCAGATTCATCGGGATCGTAAGAGTCATCAGGTTCGTCGGAATCCTCCGGAATAGTCGTTTCCGGAACCGTCGTTTCCGGAACCGTCGTTTCCGGAACCGTTGTTTCTGGAACGGTGGTTTGTGGAACTTGGGTCGTGGTGGTGGGAACTACGACAACCGGAGTGGTGGTCTGGGTTGGAACAAATACAGTCGTGGTGGTTGTGCTCGTGGTGGTGGTCGTACTCGTAGTCGTGGTTGCAGTTGGGTTTAGGGCAACGGCATCAACTGAAACATTTGGACCATAAACACAAGACCCAGAGCCTTCACCAACACACGGTGCATTGCCAGCCCTCACCTTAAATCTCACGTTGCCATATCCGGTCGTATTGGGAAACTGAAACGATCCAACGATATATGTCGTATTTGTGGCGTAAGTCCAAACACCCCAGCCACCAGATTCCACGTCTTCGTTCAAGTCAAACCACGTGATTGTGTATACATGTGGTTCGGTGTTGCTTGGATCCGGTGCATCCCAATCAAGAGAAACGCTTCCGTCGCTATTGGCAACTGCTGTCAAATTTTCGACTGGGTTGTAATAAGGGGCAACGGTCGTTGTCGTCGTCGGTGGAACCGTGGTGGTAGTAGTGGTGGTGGTGGTGGTGGTGGTGCTGGTCGTCGTAGTGGTTTCTACGGCGGGTGCGGTTTCGTTATTCGGTGCAACACCACCGAAACTTTCGCAATTTGAGCCAGCGGGCACACACCTATCCGTATCTCCGGCGACATTGTCGATCATTAACACTGGGGAGAGCGCCGTATCACCTAGGTTGAATACAGCAAAACCGAGCTTGTATGTTCCGCTAATGGAAACTTCATATGTGGATGTTTGCCATCCGGTCGCACCGAACGAATTGACCGAGTAATCACCAGTGCCTGGGTTCGTAAATCCAAGGAGGGCGTATTTTTCCGTGTAGTTATTTACAGTTATTTCTGGCTCCGATTCGACAGTTACGGGAACCAATGAGGTGAGTGAACCGTCGTTGTACGGCACATAGTCGGTGCCGAGATAGTTCCAGGACATTGTGTAAGTAACTCCGGCATCAAGTTCAACTTCCTTGGTAATCCATGCAGCATCGGTCGGGTTGGGACTGCCGTATCCAGAAGCCTGAGAATCGGCGGTGAGTAGGTTCTGGATGGCAGTTTGTGGGGCGCCGGAGAGTCCAAGAGCGGTCATCGCCTGACTGAATGTTTGTTCATTTTTGGGTTGAAGAAGCGCCGCATACGAATCATTGTTCGGAGAGAATGTCCAGCTTCCAGCTGCTACTGCTGGTGCATAGTACGGGTTGGGACTTCCATCGGAGAGTGTTGGACTACCGACAGCACCACGAGAGTTGTGGGTGAATGTTCTTGATCCACTAAATATCGAGACACCAGTTCCGCTTCCCGTAATATTCGCACCAAGGCTTCCGGTCTGAGATCCTTTTTCCCAGCCAGTGAATGAATTGCTCTCAAACCCGGCATCCGCAATAGCGGTCGGACCAGGGGGAACCGTTGTCGTGGTGGTGGCGGGCTCCGTTGTCGTGGTGGTACTTGAAGTGGTAGTACTCGGGGAACTGGTCGTTGTAGTAGTGGTACTTGTCGTTGTCGTGCTACTCGTAGTTGTGGAAGTGGTGGTGGTCGTGGTTGCGGCAATTATTTCAACGGCAGTATAACCAATACACGGCATGGCACCCGAACTTCCAGAACACGTTTGCCAACCGAGCGACGAAGTCCATCCCGACGATGTCTCAAACTCGGTATTGCTGAGCAGTTCTTCATCGTCGAGAGTTAAGGAAGCAGACTCGACTTGGGTTCCGAAGTTACCAGCCCAAAATTCCCCATCTTTCCCGCTAATCAGAATCCTTGCGGTTGCGACCTCATTCCAGCCAGCACCAACACCCTCCGCCGTGACGCTTATTGAATAGTCGTTGAAAACCCCACCATCGGTAAGTGTTATGGTGCCGGTGTCATGTGAATATATGGAACCCCCTCCGGAGCCGAGGAGCTGTATGCCGACGGTGAGCGTGTCGGAGGAGTCCTTCCAGTCCTGTGTCTCCGCCGCAGACACGGTTGCCGTCAGGGTAGAACCCGTGGAAATGGTTGATGAAACATCGACATCTTGGGAGATTGTGGCCTGTTGGTATGCAAAAACAAGTTTGCTACCGTCGGCCGCAAACGCTTGGATTGGCGTCCAAAATGAGGCAACCATTGACATGGTTAAACCAAAAATTCCAGTTATCGCCAGTCGTTTCCTGATCCTGGGAAAAGACCTTGTCATCTTCAGATTGTTCCGCCAGCTTTATCTGCCATCAGTAGAACGAAGGCCACCGACACGGCTGCAACGAAGAGCAACTTTTTTGTCGTCGTCATTTTGGGTCTTTCGGATAAGTAGTAGTTCGCTTTAAATTGTACTCGTTCAGTTATTAGCAAAAATGATGAAGTAGGGTGTAAAATCGGTCAAGAGATTTCTGGCCGCGAAAAACATTGACGGAGCCACCGATGACGATTCAGCAATTTACCGCCGGGCAAACGCTAACGGCGGCCCAAATGAACACGCTGCAGGCCAGCGACTTCAATTACACGATAAATACGCAGTCGGGAACCTCGTATACGCTCGTGGCCTCGGATTTGGGCAGGTTGATTAGATTCACCAACTCTGGTTCCGTAACCCTGACGGTTCCCGCCGACTCTTCCGTTTTGTTCGACGTCGGCGACAGGGTGAATCTTCTATTGGACTCTGCCGGAACCGTGAACGTTCAGGGCGCCTCCGGTGTCGCAATAAGCGCCGAGGGTTCGGTCCTCCAGCTGAATACCCGTTATTCGCTAGCCACCCTGTTGAAACTTGACGCGAACTCGTGGATGCTGACCGGTGTGATCATGAACACGATAACCGACGGAGAGGTAACCGAATCGAAGATCGCCGCCAATGCCGTGACCAGCGGGAAAATAGCCGACGGTACGATAGTCAACGCAGACATAAACGCATCGGCGGCCATAGCCCATAGCAAATTGGCGAGCATTACCGCCGGTCAGGTTCTTATCGGAAATGCGAGCAACGTTCCGACCGCCACCGCACTGAGCGGTGACGTAACGGTCAGTTCAACCGGGGTTACGGCTATTGGGTCGGGGGTAATTGTCAACGCCGACATAAACGCTTCGGCTGCAATTGATAAGACCAAGATTTCGGGCACGGCAATAACTGCCGCCGATACGGGCACTGTTACGAGCACGATGATTGCAGACGGAACCATAGTGAACGCCGACATCAGTTCCACCGCGGGGATCGAAAGAGGAAAGATCGCCGATCTTTCAATAGACACCAAGACCGCAAATTACTCCCTGGTTCTTGGAGACAAGAACAAGGTAATCGAAATGAACGTCGGATCAGCAAATACGGTGACGGTGCCGCTCAATTCGGCTCACGCATTCCCGATCGGCTCTCAGGTCACCATAACCCAGTATGGCGCCGGCAAGACACAAGTCGTTGCCACCGGGGGTGTGACCGTCAGGGCGACACCGGGGTCATATCTAAGAGCCCAATATTCGACGGCGACCCTGATCAAAAGAGGAACCGACGAGTGGTATCTGATTGGTGATTTGAGCTCGACGTGATTCCCGGCAATACCGCTAGTCAGGGCAAGAAGCCTTCAACGCCGACAATCGGCACGGCTACGGCGGGTAACGGTCAGGTCACGGTTAATTTCACTGAGTCCTCATATCGGGGCAAATCGAATTCTGGAACCTATAGAGCAACTTCTTCACCCAGCAGTATCCAGGGGACTTGTGCATCGCCATGCTCATCAATAACCGTTACCGGTTTGTCAAACGGGACATCGTATACATTCACGGTAAAACTCGAAACCCCATACGGAGTGAATTCCGACAACACGGCGTCGAGTAATTCCGCAACACCGGTAGCTCCACCTTCATTCCCACCGCCATTTGCGCCACCGCCATTTGCGCCACCGCCATTTGCGCCACCGCCGTTCCCACCGCCGTTCCCACCGCCGTTCCCACCGCCGTTCCCACCGCCGTTTTCGCTACCCGCGTGTACGAGCTGCAACGGAGTTCTGCTGTATTCGGAGGACTTCTACGGGTGCGAAGGCGGCAGTTATGTTCAATACAGGACCTATTATTGGCAGGCGCCCTACGGAAACCCTGATCCATGCGTAGGATGCCCTTCGCAGGAAACGCAAATAATCTCCATAATCTGTTGCATTTGTGGACCATGCACTTCCGGTCCGTGCTTATAGTAGTATTGTTTCAATTCGGAGGTAAATATGTCAAATTCCTCGGTGCCTCGTATAAATGAGGCAACCATGAGCGTTTTTGCGGTGGTAGTGGACGGAGAAGTCGCTTTTGCGATGAGGTACCCACAGGAAGCCGAAAACGCCGTAGCCGCCCTAAGCTCCGATCCGCAAATAGTTCTCGTTCCGGAAGAACTGAAAACCTCGGTAGTCGCCGGATGGACGTTTGACGGGGTTGATTTCATCCCTCCGGCCGAATGATCATGAGCGCTTGGAGCGAATACAAGAAGAAACTCGGATCCACTAGGCCTTGGGACGTCCTCGATCCAAACGTCAAAAAGTCCACCGAAGACGAAAGTACCACGCGCTTCAATATCTGCCTATCGTGCGACCGCCTCATGCGGGTCACGAATCAGTGCAGGGAGTGCGGGTGTTTCATGAATCTTAAGGTGAAGCTCAAAGACGCCACTTGCCCGCTCGGTAAGTGGTGAACGAATGGCGACGATTCTTGTCGCCATAGCGGCATACAACGAATCCCACGTTGAACAAACCGTCAAGTCAATAATTGAAAACAAAAGCAACGAAAACGATGTATTCGTGAACGTATGCGAATTCAGAACGGATGATAAATTTTCCGACCTCGACGAATATCCGGCGGCGCACAAAAAATACAGAACTAGCGTTCCCACGGGCGTGGGAATACCGCGTTACATGGCCATGGAAAATTCGGCGTGTTTCGATTACGTTCTGCAGTGCGATGCCCACATGATTTTCGGAAAAAACTGGGATTCCGAAATTGTCTTAAGATACGAGGCCATTTCCAACGCCTGCGAAAACGAGATAGTAATTTCCCAGCACGTGAGTCCGTGCATGGAGGGTCCAGAAGGATTTATGGTTCCGATAAGAAAAAATGAAGAATCTTCTTTTTTGTTTTTGGACGAACATTTTCGGGTTTGGTCAAAAAATTGGGTTCCTCGAAAAAAAGTTGACTGGATGGAGAATAGGGCCGTTTCCGCCGCGTACATGTTTTCTGCTTCGAAAACCTTTTCCGTAGTTCCGCCCGATCCCCATATGTGGTTTTACGGAGAGGAGCTAAGCATATATTTTAGGTTAATTTCCAGGGGGATCAGAAGTTTTTCCACTGACTATCTTGACATCTACCACCTGGATAAAGGAGATAAATTCTTTGACGCAAAAAAATCAGGAGATTGGAGAACCATTTTCATGCACGACGCTCCTCCGCCCATACTGAGGTCCATGGACTCGTATACGACCCAAAGAGTCGCATCAATATTTGATGGAACCCTAACCGGGCTATGGGGCGCGCCAGACCAAGAGTCGGCAAAAATGGCAGTTGATTTCATCGGAATAGATTTAGAAAAGTTCAAGAAAACTTACAGATGCTCCTAATGCTCCAAAAATTAGGCATCGTGTACCTAACCCCCCGTTTCACGGCCGTTACTCCGTGGAGGTAGTTGACGTCGCCGGGAAAGAATACGAGCGAACCTGCGCTGGGCCTTAAACTTAAGTCCTGATTTGGAAAATAGATATCCCCGCCTTCGTAGTCGTCGTTGAGGTAAACGATCGAAGCAATGTCGTTTTCCGGATACCGGTTCGGAGAACCGTCGACTTCCTGCTTGTCGGCGTGCGGTGACTGATAGTCTCCGACTCTCCATCTGACTATGCTCGGAGCAGCTTCGGTCAATTCGGCGTAGAGAGCTTCGGATATGGACTCCCTGATCGAATCGGTCAGCGATTTCAAGAAGTCCGCCACGTCTTCGCAATTGGAGTGGATCATCTCGAACGAATGAACTCGCTGGTCCCATGCGTCGTCAAGTTCACCCCAAGTCCTTATGGATTCGGCGTAGGTCATTATTTTGTACAAATCATCGGGCGACACGAAGTTATCGACTACGTGTATGTTCTCCGCTCCCGATCCCCAGTACCCAGGCGGAGTAACCTCCTCGCAATTCCTCATTTCATTCGTAGCAGAAAAAGACGTTCAATGCATATCGTTTTCCGAAAAGAACCGGATGCACGACGTGCAAGTAGGGATAGTTTGATGGGAAAACGACCAATGATCCGGCTTTTGGTTTGGTCTTCAAGCCGAAGATCGGGAATTCGATCTCTCCGCCCTCGTAATCGTCGTTCAAATAGGCGACCATGCTGCATATCCTGTTGGCGACGTGCGGGGAGCCGTTGTCGAAGTGCTCCACGTATCGTTCCCCCTCCTCGTACAGCAAAGCCTCAACCGATTCGTATTTGAGCTTCTGCAACCTATATTTATCCCTGTATTCGGCCAAGCCGGAAGACAAGAATTCGTCGACGAAACCAAATTCCACCGGATGCCGATCGCGCGACATCATGTAGAAAACCGAGTTTGATCTGTCTTTCCTGTCCACATTTTGCGGCCGCGACCAGGGAAGCGAAGATACTGATGCAACGAGCTCGTCAATGTTCCGTATGGAATCGTGGAACCACTCTATTCCGTAACCAGAGTCATGCAAGGGCATAAAAATCGCGCAATTTGACGTGTTTCGTTGGCATCCAGAACTGTGGAGACGTGTATCTCGTGCCGCTCGTTATTTCGTGGACCATGTGGGAGAACCATTTGTTGGCGGGAAAGAATACGGCCGTTCCGGCTACCGGCTTCCACTTTATCCCCTGAAGCGGAAACTCTATTTCTCCGCCATCGTAGTCGTCGTTGACGTAGACGATCGACGCATAATCCACCGGATAGGCTTCGTTGGGTTTCCCCTCCGTATCTTCTCCGTCGGCGTGCAGTGGCTGATAATCGCCGACCTCCCACTTCCTTATGTTCGGGTTTTGCCCCATCAATTCTCTACCAAAGCGCTCCTCTATCATCCACTGAACATGATCCACGGCTACCTTCAGCGACGATAGGCATGGTTCGGAGAACGACGTTACGTGGTGTATTTTGTCGTCGCTTCCGTCGTACGAGTTGGAGGACCAGTGCTCGACCGATTCGCAGTAGGAGCGCAACGCCACAAGATCATTACCGCAAATAACGCCTTGTACGAAGACTATGTTTTCCGTGTTTCCAGCTCGGTCCATACGTAAATGATAGGGTTAAAACATGAACGCACCGGCAACAACGCAGCCACAAATTCAAGTGGAGAGCATCGACGACCCGAGATTCGGCATAAAAATTTATCGCTCCGTGTTGCCGGAGTACACGACCGACATTCAGACCATAGAAAACGCCATGGCGATCGGGAAGTCCAAGACGGTATCTTGGTCCCCTGCGCTCGTCGGCGACTACCAGGAGATGAAAGATTATAGGGACTGTTTCGATTGCAAACTTAGGAAATCGGAGCTTGACTCGGCCCCACAGGAGTACGTTCATATGGCTCGCCTGCTCAACGACTTGATCGCATACACGAAGGCCTGCGTGGACAACTACACGTCTCAATACGGAATAACCATGGAGTACATAGAGGCCGTGAACTTCGTCAAATACGGCGTCGGTCAGCACTTCAACGTCCATGCCGATCACGGATTTTCCTACACTTGTTCAGTCTCCACGGTCGGCTATCTCAACGACGATTTTGAGGGAGGGGAGCTTTGGTTTCCGTACATAGACCAAAAGTACGCCCCGAGGAAAGGGGACATAGTAATTTGTCCGTCGAACTTCATATATTCGCACGCCTCGTTGCCGGTTAAGTCGGGCGTGAAGTACTCGGCGGTTACGATGTTCGACTACAACGATAGATTCCATAAATACACGCCGGGATACAACGAAGACGGCACGAAAGCGAGCAGCAATCCCTATGGCTGACGTCGAATCGATAGCTAAGGTCATGCAATCCAAGGGTTACTGCGAAAAGTCCTCGTATCAATGGGTTGGACACGTCCTCGCCTCGCTCGTGGATCAGCGGACGATCGACAGGGTCGCCGAGATAGCCGATTCTCAGCCTTCGTCGCCGAGTTCGTGAAGCTTGGGTAGGCCGGTGAAGGCGGGCCCTATCCTGCTCCCGTCGGCATCGAGACCCGTCTTGATGCCTCGAGTCCAAGTCCACGGCTCTTCCACGTTCCGCCTCATTTTGCTTTCTCCGTATTTGATGCGCGATTCGACGGCTTCCCTGTTTTCCGGCGAAGAATCCAGTAATAATTTGGCTTCCTCGGCGACCGAGTTCTTGATGACGGTGAAGAACATGAACGGAAAACCCTCGGGGAAAACAACCTCCCTATCGACTTCGGTTATAACCCAATTCATCTGGAACTCGTCGGGCCACCAGTCCGTCGGAATGATCGCCGACAGTGCTTGAGCCCCGGGCAGTATCAGATTGGGGGAACCTCCTATTTGTATGGAGTGGCCGGGTTCCGTCTTGAACCTCCATCCGATCGGGAAAGTTATCATTCCTATAATCCCTGCGGAAACTCCGAATTTCGGGGAGTTGAGTATGTCGACGTTGTGGTTCCCTCCCCTCCAGGCGACCCTGACTTCGCACGGGAGGGACAGCTCCCAGCCGTAGACGTTGGCTACGGTCATCGGACGACACTGGTATGCGTGCTTGTTGTGCGTGGCGTCCATCCAGTCGCGTCTCACCCGTGATTGACGCAGAGCCGGTGAATCAATTTGCGTTTTTCTTAAAGTGATCGTCGTCATTACGAATACCAACCGTCCTCCCAGAGCGTAGAAAGACGCTTGAAGTACTCGTCGTAGCGAAGTGCCACGGCATCCAGTCCATATTGCGCCACGGCGTATTCCCTAATCTTTTTGCGGTCTAGGGACTTTGCTTTCTCCATTGCCCCAACGAAGTCTTTCAGTGTGCGGCATCGATAGCCGTTCAAGCCATTAGTTACCGTCTCGGTAAATGCGCCCCAATCAGTAGTTATCGCTGGGGTTCCGCAGGCTTGCGACTCAATTACAACCGTGCCGAACGGCTCCACGTAAATGGTTGGTGCGAACGATGCAATTGCGTTACCGAATAATTCGGCGCGTCTCTCCGAGCCGACCACACCCACGTATTCTCCGTACGAAGGTGGAATACCCTGCCCTGCGATGAGCAGTCTGGCGCCAACCTTCTTGCAGGCTTCCACGGCGATGTTGAAGCCCTTGCGTTCTATGAGGCGCCCCATGAACAAGTAGTAATCGCTCGGTTCTTCCACGAATGGGAACTGAGCGATGTCTATGTAGGCGGGAATGACTGCGTCATAGAACCTGCCATCAGCCGCCGCAGGATTCTTGGCTTCCGCGCCGTAAATGGAGTGCATCCACGCATACGACTCGAACACACGATACTTGGCGAAGGTTCCTGGGTATCCGATGCCGAACTCGACCGTCATATGGTTCGGGTAGGCGTAGGCGATTGACCTGTGCGAATAGCCGCCGATGACGCATATGAAGTCTCGTTCCTCTAGGCGACCGCGCAGTTCTTTAATTACGGTCTGGTTGAACTTGACCCAATGTGGTTTTGAGTCGTCGAACGACGCCATCGTGTAGTGCCCGCCGTTGCAGGCGGCGAGTCTTTCTTTCTCCGTGAAGCACTGAATGTGCTCGTCGCACGGTGCTTCGTTTTTGTCCCCTGAATATACATACACCGTGTGCCCGAGAGACTTCATCATGATGGCAAACTTGCGCACCTTCTCGGTGAAGGCACACGCCGTGAAATCTAGGTTCGTTTGGGTGTGTGGCAAACTCACCACATGGAATCGCATGTAGCGAGTCTAGTCTTCTGCGGGTTCGCTTTCCGGTGCTACGAATACGTCGTTCACCGCATCATAAGTCCAACCGACACCGCAATAGCCACGACCAGAACCATCTTGGAAGCACTCAATCCAGAGCGAAGCGTCACCGTATCGGTCGGGGTTTGCAACGATGAAGTCGTAGGCGACGACGCGAACATCGGTCACGATGCCGTTCTCAACCTTTGCGAAGTAGGTGCGTGTGTCGCTCATACCTTGAACCTCACGAATACTGCGCCAGCCGCACCAGCACCGTTAGAGCCGCCAGCACCGTAGTTCACGCCAGCACCGCCACCGCCAGCAACGCCACCAAGACCTGCCGTACCAGAAGGTGAACCACCTGCCCCTGCCCCTGCGTAGTAAGCGGAACCAGCACCCGTGAAGCCAGAGATGTTTATTCCGTTTCCGCCTGAGCCACCTGTTCCGCCCGAAGCGTTTCCACCACTTCCACCAGCACCGCCGCCACCGCCACCAGAACCAGCCCCCGTATTTATTGCCGCAGGACCATAGCCGCCTGCGAATCCTATTGTTCCACTTGCGAATAATGCATCAAGCACTGAACCGCCACCATTAGCACCACGGAAAGGGAATCTCTGCTGAAAGTTTAGGTTGCCGTCACCGCAGTAGTTGTTTCCACGACCACCACCACCGCCGCCACCACCAACGATGAAACCAGCGACGCTACTTCGTGAGCCGTTCGCACCCCATCCCCCACCGCTACCTGCACCCACATCAACGGCATAGGTATCTGCGGCTAAATACACCGTCAGAGTTGTGCTTATTCCTAGAACGCCGCCACCGCCACCGCCACCGTAGGCACCGTTTGAAGTATTGCTAGAACCACCACCACCGATGAGCAACAAATCAAACACCCCAGCCTGAGATACGACAAGGTTCCCGTCAGATGAGAAAGTAAGAAGCGTGTACGCCTGACCGCTCACCGTGATAGACGACGAAGTGCCACCCGTCGCAACACCGTACCCGACACCAGCAGTAGGTCGCTTTGTCCACCCTGATACTGATGTGCCTGAGCGTGTACGCTCACCGAAACGCATCGCTACCCCTTACGCCGTGATGCGATTGACATAGCCGCCAATCATCACAACATTGGCTGACGCGGCAAAAGCACGCACCACAACTGAACCAGTAACAACCAAACCTGGAACCACAAGAATCAAACCAGACTCTGCGGTAATCGTCTGCTCGATGAGGTCGTCTGGCGAAGACGTGCCGCCGAACTCAATCGTCAACTTGCGGTCGGTCGTATCCGAGTTGACCGCGTACAGCCAAATCTCGTCTTCTGCGGTGGCGTGCGCCGTGTGAATGGTAGTGCCAGCAGTGGCGGTCGCCGCTACCTTAATGAGCCTGCCGTTCGTTGAACCGCTCAGTAGTTCTTTGCTAAATACAGCCATGATTCTCCTATCCGAAAATCTGCGTCGCTAGGACGACTTGGTCGTTTTCTCCAGAGGTAATCGCATTCGACGGCAAAGACGAGTACGAAAGGCTCGTCCAAGCCGTTGAACCGTTGCCGATCTTGTATCTGCCGGTGTCGGTCTCCAAGGCGAGTTCGCCGGCAGCCAAGGTCGGGTTAGATGCCGTCCACGCGGCGGCAGTGCCTCGTCTTAGTTGAATAGTTACGGCCATTTAGACACCTCCCCCGTCAAGGGTTGCGATACCGCCGTAGACCGAATCTGGTCCGCCGCCGTCCACGTTGTTTACCAGAGTAGCACTTGCGACGAGTATCCAAGCCGTACCGTCCCATTTCCAGGTGCGGGCATCGTATGAGTAGTAGTCGCCAGTTGTTGGGGAGGCAGGGAAATCAATCGGCATCAGATGCCTCCGATTATTGCGTTAACTTCGTCTTCGCTTAGACCCAAGGCGGCGAGTTTGGCTTTGGCTGATTCTTTGGCGTCTTTTTGCGCTTGTTCCTGTTCAAGTTTTTCTTTTGCCGTCGCTTGGTCGGTTTTGCGTTGCTCATCCGAATAACCGCCGTCGTAAATCCTAATTTTGCTCATTGGTTGTACCCGTACACGCTAACGATTCCGCTGATATTGCCAGTGCTTGCTAACAATTGTATTCCGTCAAATGATGTGGTTGCGTTGAAATACCCAACGGCTGATTGCCAATAACTGCTGCTTACCGTACTTAGCGATAAAACGTTGAATGACGTGTTAGCGGTCGCTTGCGGGTTGAAGATATCCATTGACAAATTATCGCCGCCTGTCGTATCAATGTTGGTGGCAATTTCCCACGACGTTTGGCCCGTTGACCTTACGCCTGCTACGGTTGTGCTAGTCGCAACCAATCGCTGTCGGTTGTACGACGCAGCGGATGACGGCGAACCTCCGACGCTGAGACGGCAGTTCATTGATAGGCCTGTGCTACCAAATCCTGTGAACACGATTCGGTAGTTGGCATATGCACTAGTGAATACTCCGTTAAGCAACAATGTTTCACATAGCGCAAAAGTGACTTGACCGATGGTACTTGCTGTTGCGGTACTGCTTGTGCCAGTTTTGCCAACTGAAGTTGGGGCGATAGGCACAAGTCCACTAGGCGCCGTATGCACCCACGCACTTCCGTTCCAAGAAACAACCCTGCCCGTATCGGTTTCATAAATGAGTTGCCCTTCATATGGAGCTGTAGGGCGGGTTGTAGAAGTACATACACCCGGCTTTATGACGGATGATGCGCCGAGGACGCTTGACAGCGGCATCATTCACCTCCTACAGTTGGCGATGTTCGGTTTTCTCGTAAACGCTTATTGCGTAGTATAAGAGTATCACTTATCTTTTTTTTAGTTTCAGCAGAAAGCGGAGTTCTTTTTTTGCCTTTCCTGGCAGCGCTTTGTTTCATTCTGGTTTCTAGCGAGGCTTTTTTCCCCAAATGAGCCTGTCTATTTTTTTCTATTGCTTCTGGTGTATGCTTAAAACCTTTTTTCGCTTTACTCAGTTTGTCTCGAGTCTCCTTTGAAACAATACGCCCTTTACCCGCAATACTAATTTTTCGTTTATGTTCTTCTGAAAATTGTCTACCTAGATTGACTTGACGCATTTTTTCTACATGTTCAGCGGATTTTGGTTTTCTCATTTTTTGTATATGCTCTTCTGATTTTGGTTTACCTTTTTGCCATGCGCTCAGTTTGGCTCTAGTTTCCGCACTTACAAACTTGCGGGCTTTTTTCATATTCTCTATTGCTTCTGGCGAGTGTTTGCGTCCCAGATGACCGATGCGCATCTTGAGTCGTGTTTCGTTGGTATGCACCATTCCGAGTGCTCCATCGCCGCCGAGTGTCAAATTTGTTAATTTATGCCCAAGCGATTTATAATGCGAAATATATTCCATTTCTTTTTTTGCAGATTCATCCCATGATAAATTTGTTTCCAAAGTTATAACTTCAACTTTAAAACCAGACGTCAAAACATGTCGTATCCACTTACATTTGTATGTATTTGATTTCCCTTGATTTGCTTCTTGAATATGTGTACTCAAGCGTTTTTGTGGAGAATCGAATTGCGAACGACCAACATATTTGATTTCTTTGGGATTTTCCGAAGAATAAAGGGCGTATACACAGGGCATGATTTACTCCGCTTCCATGATAAACGATTTCATGCCCGTGCCACCGTGAAAGTGCCAGATGCATTGAATGTGTGGATTGTGTAAGAACCAGATGTGGTGATTGTTCCGCCAGTTACGGAGAGACCAGTGGCGTTGGATGTTGGGTAGCGAACGATTACTAATCCTGAACCGCCTGCTCCGCCGACTGATGGACTAAAACCAGAACCGCCGCCACCGCCGCCAGTATTGGCGGTGCCAGCAGAGCCATTGGTTGAAGACGTGTACACGCCTCCAGCACCACCACCGCCAGAGCCTCCTGCTCCTGCAGTGTTTTGGAAAGAACCGCCACCGCCTCCTCCGCCTCTGGTTACGGAAGAACCAGTAATGGATGACGCGACCCCATTCCCACCGCGACCAGCAACACTTGCTCCGCCGTTTTGCCCTACTTCTCCAGCGCCTCCACCACCACCAGCCTGAATGTTGGTGTCGTTGCTGTTATGGTCACGTGCGGTTCCACCTCCATAACCCTGACCTGTCGTCCCAGTTCCACCAATTTTGCCCGCACCTGGTGTTCCTGACATGGTGCCGCCACCACCACCAGAACCACCAGCGCCTCCATTCGTGGAAACGGTAGAACTTCCACCCCAGCCACCAAAACCGCCACCAACGGAAATGATGGAACCAAAATTGCTATCGCTTCCTTTTGCTCCAGAAACTCCACCGCCACCCACTGTTACTGAATGAGTACCGACGAGGATTGGCGTCGGTGTTTCTGCAGAAGCACCACCACCAGAGTTTTCGCCGCTCACTGAAGAGCGGTATCCTCCAGCCCCCCCACCGCCAGCAGCAAAACCGCCAGATGCTCCGTTCCCGCCACCGCCACCAGCAACAACTAAATACTCAACACCAAGAAGTACTGGCACATAAGTCAGCGTTCCTACAGCAGAACCAGAGACTCTACGACGGATGTAGACGATTCCTGAACCGCCGTTGGATGAAGACGTTGATGAACCGCTATTTACCGAACCGCCACCGCCACCGCCCGTGTTTGCGCCCCCGTTTGTCCCCGTCCCGTTGCCGGTTGAACCAGCACCACCCCCACCCGTTCCGCCTGCTCCGCCGGTGGTTCCACCACCACCGCCGCCCCCGGCTCTAAAAGTTGTTCCAGGCGACTGACCAAGCCAAGAAGAAATATCCTCCCCGGCACCGCCAGCTCCACCCACCGTTGAAGATCCATTCGAGCCATTTGCGCCGGCACCGCCGCCGCCTCCGCCAGCGGAATTAAATCCGCTATTTGCGGTGCTGCTGAATGCCGTTCCTCCGCTATTGCCCAGAAACGGCAGACCGGCAGCCGCTCCAGTGTTTGTAGCGCTCTCGTTTCGTCCTGCACCGCCTCCACCGGAACCGCAATTATTCGGTGGAATTTGCGACTCGAATGATCCGCCTTGTCCTCCACCTGGGGCGACGATTTCTCCTGCGGCGGACAATCCGCCACGAGCGGCGGAGTAGTGCGAATATGTCGCACCTGCGCCGACGACAATCGTTTGATTGTCGGAGAAATAAACAGTTTGCGAAATTACCGCCCCTCCGCCCCCGCCTCCGCCCCTTGCTGTATTGATGGTTGCGTTACCGCCTCCCGCTCCACCACCACCTACAGCGAGCACATCAAACCAACCAGGGGTAGTGACAACGAGACTGCCAGCACCCGTGAAGGTGTGCAACTTGTAGCCGATCCCAGCAACGGTGATGTCCGTTTCCGTACCGCCAGAACAGATACCGTACTCGGTTGACGTGCGTGGTTTGCGAGAGTTTGAGATGCTCATGAGGGCCAGAGCACAGTTCCTGTAGAATTAAACAAATAGACAGTATCGTTTTCTACTGTTGTAATGATTGCATTTGTCGCGATGCCAGTTTTATAGACTTTGGGATGTCTCAAAACAATCACTCCAGAACCGCCAGAACTGCCAGAAGCGCCACCACCTCCACCGCCACCACCAGTGTTTGCACCTCCAGAAGTTGGGGTTGTTCCACTTCCTGCGCCACCACCGCCAGCACCGCCACTATTAATGGCGTACCCACCGCCGCCCCCACCAGCACGAGTGATTGCGGTTCCTGTTATTGAAGATGAAACTCCAGCACCCCCAACGGCTGTACCCGCTCCAGTGTTTCCAATTCCGATTGCTCCAGCGCCACCACCTCCACCACCGCCATCCGAGTTTGCGGTTCTTGACCCGCCGCCACCCCTATAACCCTGGTTGGCGGTGCCTTGCCCATGGTTTGTGTAAACACCTCCGCCCGCCGTGTTGCTGCCTGCACCACCACCACCAGAACCTCCAGTTGCGCCAACTCCTTGATTCCCTGTTCCGCCAGCACCCCCACCATTGGAAGTTATCGTGGTCAAACCCGTTCCAGAAATAGAACTATTAGAACCGCTTGTATTTGCACTACCACCACCACCAACCGTAATGGTGTATGTAACACCCGAGGATGGTTGCATCACTGCCTCTGCGGAGGCACCACCGCCAGAGGATTCACCAGTTCTTGAGCATCTATAGCCACCAGCGCCTCCCCCTCCTCCAAAATTTGTGCTTCCCCCACCTCCACCACCAGCAATAATGAGATATTCAATTACTGGAGGTGCAGAAAGTTTCACATAATCCTTAAGCCCCTGCACTCCGTACGGCGTGGAAATCGGCATCAGGAATCAGACTTCCTTTTCCCATCCGATGGCGATGACGTTCACGACGCTCGCCGCATCCGAAAGACCTTGCAGGGTTTCGCCAGCCGTTAGAACGAGGGCGGTATCGAACACCATCATGTCGTTCGCGCCGATTGGCAACTGCGACATGAAACGGTTGGCGGCCGTAGCCGCCGAACCAATCGAGAGAGTCACAGTGCGGTCAACCGTGTCCGTGTTGCAGATTATGATCTGCTTGATCACCTCGACTCTGCTCGCCGCACACGTCGCAATCGTCGTGGTAGTCGTACCCAACTGCGTTGGTCCGCCAAGTCTCTGTTCTGTTCTATCTCCGGCTGCCATGGCTTACCTTCTATTCGGACGGTATTTCGTTTAATTCGGCTTGATGTACGGATATGGCGGCATCAAGAACCGAAAGTGCGTTGTTTGCACTCTCCACTCCGCTTTCGTCGCCAAGTTGCTCGCATGTCTTTTTGTTCAATTCGTGTTGCCATGCTTCCGCTGCGAACTGCGAAATTCTCTGCTGAAGCAGATTTTTCTTTTGTTCGTTTGTCAGTAACGATGAATAATCTATTGTCATGTTTTGCTCCTGTTGTTATGCGCCGATGTCCATGATTAGGACGGCGGCGGCTTGTGAAGATGTTAGTGGATTTCCTCCGAACGATGATGTACCGTCGGCGTTTACGTATGCCACCGTGGTTCCGGTGCTATTTTGCCATTCCGTCAAATAGCCAGACTGGCTTGCCGCACCCTTGATAATAAGTGCAACATCGGCAGCGGTTGTGTTTGTAATCCGCACCATCGCATTAGAAGTCAGCGTTGCTCCGACACCGAGACGACCCGCCATGTAGTTCGCGGCTGTGCCGATGGCAAAAAGGTTCCAGCGACCTGATGCGGCGGCTACGTCTCCGTAAAAGGCGTAGTTGTTCGTGGCTCCAGTCAACGAAGAACCAGCAAAGAAACCGTACTGGTTTGTTATTGCAGAGCCAGACCCAGGAGTAGAAACACCAAGAGTGTAAAAATGGCTAAGGCTGGTAAGAGTGAATGATTGAGCAGCGGTGGATGGCGCTGACCTAAAGATTTCCGTGGCGGCAGTTACGTCTGACTGTATGGTCGAGTTGACAACAACTGCTATTGAGCCAGTGGAACCAGTGATTGCTTTGCCAATGACCAAGTTTCTTCCCGCTCCAGGTGTCGTTCCGATTCCGACTTGTCCAGCGGAGTCGATACGCATACGCTCCGTAAGCGTGGATGAACCGTCGGCTGTCGTATTGAAACGCAGATGCCCAGGCATATCGTCAGTGTCTGGAGTGCCGTCAACCACCGCCACGATTGCCGCTGCTGGACGATAGTTCGCCCCATCATAACCTCGGAACTGAATGTTGCCCAAAACGTCACCTGATTGAACGACTGCATCCGCTCGGTCTTTTTCAAGAATGACATAAGGGGCGCTCGTGTCGTTGGTTTTGTTGCCCAACACGTACTGGGGTCCGAACGCGGTAGATGTTTTTGCGACTAGTCCAGCGCTGGCAACGAAACCAGTTGTAGTGGCGGTTCCTATGCCGTGTCCGATTGCGTTGGAACTGTTGATGTGCCACTGTTTTGTGCCCGCAGAGTTTTGAACTGAAAACAAATCACCTGTTTGTGACGCGGCCCCTTTGACGATTAGCCCAACGTCGGCGGCGGTCGTGTTCGTAATCAACGCCATCGCACCAGATGTCAGGGTCGCGCCTACGCCGAGGCGACCAGCCAGATAGTTTGCGGCTCCGCCGCTCATGTATAGGTTCCAGCGGTCTGATGCGGCGGCGACCTGACCCACAAAACCGTAGATGTTCGTACCCTGCGTCATCGGACCGCACAAGAACCCGTACTGGTTCGTTACCGCACCGCCAGCCGTAATGTTGCTGTACGTGCCCTCAACGACGCTATAGTGCGAGATTTGCGTCAATGTAAAGTTGCTGTTGGCGGTTGACGGAGTTGACCGAAACACGCGGACTGCGGTGGTTACATCTGATTGGATGGCTCCGCTGACGTACACTCCACCACTGTTGACTGCCCCAGTGATGTTTTTGGAGAGGCGTAGCGTGTCGCCAGCCGACGGGGTTCCACCGATTCCTACTTGTCCAGCGGAGTCGATACGCATACGCTCCGTAATGGTTCCAGCAGAAGAAGCGGTATTGAAAGTTATGCGACCAGGAACAACACCAGTAGAAACCGCACCGTCAACAGTCGTGGCAATTTGAGCCGCATTTACAAAACCCGTACCGTCAGCGCCATAAGAACTCAGAACATGCAACTGGTCACCAGATTGCAGAGTGGTGTAAGAACCCGCAGTTGCGCCGCGAGATTTTGCGACATACGTAGTTACACCAGTTCCGTTCGCACTCCACCTGTAAAGCCCAAGACCCGCCCCATAATGATGCAACTGTGTTGCAGGTGTGAACGTATCAACATCAACGAAACCCGTATGACCAACGATGAGCCTTCCAGCATTATCAACAACAAACGGCGTCGAATCAGGATTCGTTGAATCCTCCACAACCAGCGCATTACCCGCACCAGTCTGCGTAATACGCAACAAATCACCAGACGAAGAGCCCGACAATGTTGCACCCGCAAACGTCGGCGTCGCACCCGTATGAATGTCCTGCGGAGTAGACAACGTGACCGCCGCCGACCCAGAACCAGACCCAGACACCGACACCTGATTCGTAGTGCCGGCAATCGTCGCAACATAATTACCAGTCGTATCCGTACCCAAGTCGATCTCATCATTGACCCAAGCCGTACCGTTCCATTGTAGGAAATGACCGTTTGTCGGCGATGCAGCGGATACGTCCGTCAAGTCGTCGAGGACTTGCGGAACGCTGTTGGCGGCGCCTACTTCCACCCACGACGAGTCATAGTAAACAAACGTTTTTGCTGTATCAGAATCAAACCACAAGTCGCCTTCCACGGGGTTGACGGGTGCGCCGCCACTGATGGCGATTCGCGAACCAGTGCTAACCGCACCTATTTCCACCCAGTATGAATCAAAATAAACGTAGGTTCTTCCTGTGTCGGATTCAAACCACATGTCTCCTTCGGACGGGGAGGCTGGTGCGGTCGTGGAAACAGTTATTGAAGAACTTGCGGCGATACCTGCGATGGGTGTGTTTACCCAGCCGCTTCCCCCATAGTAAAGAACGTCTCCTGTCGCAACATCAGTTATGGTTACATCAGATAGGTCATTCAACGGTCCGTTCGGACCAGTAGGACCAGTAGCACCAACAGGACCTGTTGGACCTGTGGCGCCAGTTGCACCTGCTGGTCCTGTGGGTCCAGTGTCTCCTGTTGGTCCAGTTGCTCCAGTATCACCAGTCGCACCAGTTGGTCCTGTTGGACCTTCTACACCTGCGGGTCCAGTTGCGCCCTCAGCGCCTTCGGGACCAGTGGCACCAGCAGGACCAGTAGGACCCGTTGCGCCTACTGCGCCAGCGGCGCCGATCTCGATCCACGTTGAATCGTAATAAATGAATGTTTGCGTGGTGTCGGAATCGAACCACATTTCTCCTTGCACCGGAGATGCGGGAGCACCAGAAGAAACCGTTACATATTGTTCTGGACCAGTGGCGCCAGTTGGTCCTGTGGCACCTATTGGACCCGTCGGACCTACGGCTCCAGTTGCCCCGACGGGCCCTGTTGCACCGACATCGCCTGTTGCCCCAGTTGCCCCAACGGGTCCTGTTGCTCCGGTTTCCCCTTGGGGACCAGTTGCACCAGTGGCTCCAGTTAAACCAGTCTCTCCCTGTGGTCCTGTTGCCCCTGTCGGTCCAATCGGTCCTGTAGCGCCAACATCTCCTTGTGGTCCTGTGGCACCAGTCGGTCCTGTTGCGCCGACTTCACCCTGTGGTCCTGTTGCTCCAGTAGCGCCAGTGGCACCATCGGAGCCAACATATCCGTCTGCACCAGTCGGACCAGTAGCACCAGTAGGACCAGGAACGGTTGATGCCGCACCCGTTGCACCAGTTGGTCCAGTAGCGCCAGTTGGACCAGTCGGACCTGTTGGACCCGTAGGACCTATCGGACCGTTACCGCTTTGCCACTTGCTGTCAATGAAAATCCACGTCTTGTCGCCGACCGTGTATGTGTCGTTCGGTGCGGGAGAGTTCGGGAAATCAATCGCCATTATGCGACCACCAAACTTCCGCTAGATGTGAATGTGTGGACCGTGTAAGCAGTTGCGCCTGCAGGTCCTACGACTTTTGTTCCGCCAGTGATTGTGTAGGTACTTGCGTCTGCTGTTAGGTAGCGAACAATAACCACTCCAGAACCACCAGCGCCACCAGTGCCGAATTGAGCAGCCCCACCAGAACCACCACCACCAGTGTTTGTGCCACCAGCCTTAGTTCCTCCAGACCATGAGCCACCCCCACCAAGACCACCGGTATTACTTGCTGCGCTCGGAGTGTTTCCGCCGCCCGCTCTGTACGTTGCTGTTCCGTTTATTTGCGATGAAACGCCATCCCCACCTTGGGCTGTCCCATCCGTTGCTCCAGCCTCGCCAGCACCGCCACCACCGCCATTACCGGCAAAACCTTGATTTGCCGTACCGCTAGCACCACCAGTGCTTCCTATTCCAGCAGCACCGCCTCCAGAACCACCAACTGCTGCGC